CTTCACGTCGACGCCGTACGCGCTCGTGTCCTGCGAGATCACGAGCAGTTCCTTCACGCCCGACTTGAACAGGTTCTCCGCCTCGAGCATCACTTCGGCGACCGGACGCGACACGAGATCGCCGCGCATCGACGGGATGATGCAGAACGTGCAGCGATGGTTGCAGCCTTCGGAGATCTTCAGGTATGCGTAGTGGCGCGGCGTAAGCTTGATGCCGGCGGCCGGCACGAGATCGACGAACGGGTCGTGCGGCTTCGGCAGGTGCGAATGCACGGCCTGCATCACTTCGCCCACCGCGTGCGGGCCGGTGACGGCGAGCACCTTCGGGTGGACTTCCTCGATGAGGTTCGAGCCGCTGGCGCTCGACTTCGCGCCGAGGCAGCCGGTGACGATCACCTTGCCGTTCTCGGTCAGCGCTTCGCCGATCGCATCGAGGCTTTCCTGCACGGCTTCGTCGATGAAACCGCAGGTGTTGACGACGACGAGGTCGGCGCCGTCGTACGTGCCGGAGATTTCATAACCTTCGGCGCGCAACTGCGTGATGATTTGTTCGGAGTCGACGAGCGCTTTCGGGCACCCGAGGGATACCATACCTATACGCGGTGCCGGTGCGGGAGCCGGTGTAATTTTCTGAGACATCTGGAGTGTGGGGCGTGGCAGCAAAAGCGAGAGTTTACAGCTATTTACGGTTCAGCGACCCAAAACAAGCGGCAGGCGGCAGCATAGACCGCCAGCTTGAGTACGCGGCCCGCTGGGCGGCCGATCACGACCTGGAGCTCGATGCGTCCCTATCACTTCGGGACGAAGGATTGTCGGCATACCACCAGCGTCACGTCCGGCAGGGAGCGCTCGGAGTGTTCCTGCGTGCCGTCGAGGACGGCCAGGTGCACGCCGGGTCCGTACTGATCGTTGAGGGTCTGGATCGGTTGAGCCGCGCCGAGCCGCTACAGGCACAGGCGCAGCTCGCGCAGATCGTAAACGCCGGCATCACGGTCGTCACGGCCAGTGACGGCCGCGAGTACAACCGTGAGCGCCTCAAGGCGCAACCGATGGATCTCGTATACAGCCTGCTTGTTATGATCCGGGCGCACGAGGAATCGGACACGAAGAGTAAACGCGTCAAGGCTGCGATACGCCGCCAGTGTCAGGGCTGGATCGCCGGCACGTGGCGCGCGCCGATCCGCGTCGGAAAGGATCCGCATTGGGTCCGGGAAAGCGAAGGCGGCGAGTTCGAGCTGATACCGGAACGCACGGAGGCAGTGCGTCATGTCATCGCGATGTTCCGGCAGGGACACGGCGCGGTCCGGATCGTGCGGGAGCTTGCCGAGCGCGATCTCCAGATCACCGACAGCGGCCGCTCAGCATCCAGTCACATCTATCGGCTGCTGGCAAACCGGATGCTGATCGGCGAGAAGACGGTCGAGGTTGACGGCGAGACGTTCCGCCTCGAAGGCTACTACCCCGCCCTGCTGACGCCGGCCGAATTCGCCGACCTGCGCTACTTAGCCGAGCAGCGCGGTCGGCGCAAGGGCAAGGGAGAAATTCCCGGCGTCGTGACGGGGCTCGGGATTACCTACTGCGGCTACTGCGGTGCCGCGATCGTCGCGCAGAACATCATGGGCCGACGGCGGGACGCTGACGGCCGCCCATACCCCGGCCACCGCCGGCTGCACTGTGTCACGTACAGCCAGAGCGCTGGATGCAAGGTCAGCGGAAGTTGCAGCGTCGTACCGGTCGAACGGGCCCTGATGCTGTATTGCTCGGACCAGATAAATTTGACGCGACTACTGGAAGGTGACTCTGGCACGGTATCGCTCGCTGCGCAGTTGGCCAGTGCGCGGCAACGCGTCGCGGAGCTCGAGGCAAAGGTCCAGCGCGTCACTGAGGCGTTGCTATTCGACGACGGCGACGCGCCGGCCGCGGTGTTACGCCGCGTACGCGAGCTCGAAAGTCAGCTTGCGAGCGAACGACTGGATGTCGACTCGTTTGAGCATCAGCTCGCCGCATCGGCGTCGAACGTCGCGCCGGCCGCAGCGGAAGCGTGGCGCGAGCTTGTACATGGCGTCGAGCACCTCGACTACGATGCGCGCATGCTGGCCCGTCAACTGGTCGCAGATACGTTCTCTCGGATCGTGATTTATCAGTCGGGGTTCCGCCCAGATCTCGATGATCAAACCATCGGTATAATTTTGGTTGCAAAGCGCGGCAGCACTCGCATGCTCCATATCAATAGAAGCACTGGGGATTGGAAGTCCGCAGAAGATGTGCAACTCGCAGGCGACAATACGCTACCGGACCCACAATAATTAGAGGACCAATGATGAGCAATCCAGTTTTCCTGCATGGAATTAAATTGAAAAATTTCCGCGCACTTGGAAAAATCGAACAAATCATCGGTCCATTCCGATCATTTAATTTTTTCATCGGAGCAAATAACTCCGGAAAGTCCGGGATTCTCGCCGCGATCGCGAATTACTTACCACTCCGACCCGTAACAAACTCGCCATTCTCTTCGGCGTCCGCCATTTCCATCCCTCCTCTTGATGGGCACGGCAAAGAAAGCCATGGGATGAAGATTTCCATGGGAATTCCGGAATCTAACATCTCGTCACTCTTACTTGATGGAATTACGGAGAACCTTCGGCCAAACTGCAATCCGATCATTAAAAAACTGTGCTCCGCGATCGCAGAGGATGGGCTAATTTGGTATACGGCAACTCCGCCCTTCAATACCCCCCCAGAAATATCGTCCGCTGAATTTCGGAGCATCTCAGACATTCTGACAGCAAACGAGTGGCAAAGTCTTTGGCGGGGCATAAAACCTGGCTATTCAGGCGGAAGTCCGGGGCAACACTTCAACGATTTCTTTCATTACATGGTTGGCAAGGGCGATCTCTCCCTTCCCAAAATTACGCTTATTCCGGCAATTCGAAAAATTGGTCCACATGGCGAAGAATTCGATAACAGCGGAAATGGTCTAATTGATCAACTCGCACAGATTCAGAACCCTGATCATGACCATCTTGAGGATCGGAGATTGTTTGATCAGATCAATAAATTCGTTGTTGATGTTACCGGCCTGTCGTCAGCTCGCATAGAAGTTCCACACGACCGAAAACATATTCTCGTTCACACCAACTCGATCACTCTTCCACTCGAATCACTTGGAACGGGGATTCACGAGGTAATACTTCTCGCGTCGCTATGCACCCTCCATAGTCGAAAAATAATTTGCATGGAGGAGCCTGAATTACACTTGCACCCACTACTTCAAAAGAAATTAGTTCGATACCTTCAAAAATATACATCCAACCAGTATTTTGTGTCGACTCACTCGGCGAGCTTTATAGATACGCAAGGCGCTGCCGTATTTCACGTATCGCACGATGGGCAACAATCCACGGTAAAGCGCAGCATCTTAAATCAAGACAAATTTGCGATATGCGAGGAACTTGGATATAAAGCATCCGATCTACTGCAGGCCAATGCTGTGATTTGGGTTGAAGGCCCATCAGATCGACTTTATATTGAGCACTGGATCTCGAAAAGAGCACCGGAATTGATCGAAGGGATTCACTATTCCATCATGTTTTATGGCGGTCGACTTTTGAGTCACCTTACCGCAAATGACGACGAAGTCAGCGAGTTCATTTCTCTCCGCACCCTGAACAGAAACATCGCGCTCGTGATGGACAGCGATCGAGAGGCAGAGAACTCGGAAATAAATGCAACAAAGAAACGATTAATCTCAGAATTCTCAAAAAGTAGCGGCATTGCCTGGCTTACCACCGGACGGGAAATCGAAAATTACATCGAACCGAGTGTTCTACACAGCTGCCTTAAGGAACACTATGGCGACACATACGTTCGCGCCAGCAGGACGGGACAATTTGACCACGCCTTATACTTCTACCGAAAGAGCAACAGCGGAAACGGAAGAAGCGAGCTTTTTAAAGGCGCAGACAAAATAAAAATTGCACGAAAAGTGTGCGATACAGAATCAATGCCAGATAGATTAGGGCTTTACAACCAGATCGATGAGATTATTAATATGATTAAATCCGCGAATGATTAGGCCAGCAAATGCTTGGCCTACACCGGTTTCATCGTGAAGCGCCAGCACCGATGCCGTTGCATTAATGCACCGTCTAGTTACCTTTCGGTTCTGCGACCATCTCGTCAGCTGGATATAGTTGAAGCATCGCGCGCGCTGCCTCGACGTTCGACGTTGTCAACCATTCCTCCCAGTCGTCCGGCCGCAGGATTACGACTGACCGCTTCTCGTCGCCCGGCTTATGCATGCGGGACATGATCGGATGGCCGTCGGCGTTGACAGTGATCATCGACATCGCATGGCGCGCGGCACCGTCCGGCCCCTTCAAGGTGCGCCAGATGCCGGCGACACACATCGTCGTACGGCTGGCCACGGCGATCCTCTGCCATACGCACGGACCAAGAATCCACTTGCCGTCGACGTCCTGCCGTGCATCCGGGTAAGACGGCTCGATCACATACTGCGCTGGAATCAGGCAGCGGATTCCTGATCGCCATGCCGGCCCGTAGAGCCGCGATTCGCCGAGATTGTCGTCTCGCACATTCATCGTGCTGCGCATCGGAGGCGGCTTGCGGCCCTGCTCCTTAGCCTTCTCGACGTTGGCCTTTTGGAGCGCGCGGGGCCAGAAGCCGAACCCGGCGATCAGGGGCTTAATCTGCCCGTCGATGCTTGCGACGATGGGCGCGTCATAGTCCTGGTAGATCTCCGGCTTCCAAGGGGTCCACCGGTACAGGTCCCGGAAGCTGTCGATCTTCAGTTCGCTCAGCCCTGGATCTTCGCCCGGCGCCACGTAGCTGGTGCACATCGGCCGTCCCCAATTTTTCGAGTTGACCGCACCATCTTACCGCGCGTTAAACTGTATATCCATACAGTACTTGCGCATCATGGCTACCAAAGAGCTTCCATATTTCGAGTGCCCTACAGCGCAGCAGCTTCGCGCCATATGGCAGCGCTATCCGGAGGGGCACGAAGTACGGGCCCTTGTCCTGGAAATCGTCCGTGCGCGCAGGCAATTCGCAGAAGCGGAGCGGCTCAGGAAGTCGATCCAATCCGTATGGAAGGAGGACACCGGCGGGACTCACCTCGTCGCGCTGCACCAACTTCGGCTCCTGCTTCAAGACGAGATTCAGCGATGGGATTGGCAGTAGGTGGCCGCAAGTTAGGACCGGGGACACCTGCCACAACCGCCAAGCGCCCCCATGCCGCGGAAATTTACTTCTTCACCGGCTCAATGCCCCAGCACTGCGCAGCCCGTCCGTCCTCCGGGATGGACTCCGGGTTGTATTTGCACGTGTTGATCGTGTTCAGAGCGACCTTGTAGCGATCGACCAACGGATCCGCAATACTGGCGAGGTGCGCGTCGCGCACGGTTTGATCAGGCGTATTGCAATCAGCCCCCATGTGCGAAACATCGGGCTTGGCGATTCCGCCGATCGGCGTGACGACGCCATCGATACCGGCGCCGTTGATCACGTCGTACAGCGCCTGCGAGGCGGGCCAATACGAATTCACGACGGCATACCCATTCTCGTCGACAGTCCGGACCTCCTTGACTCCGGCACACGATCCGACCGGCCGCGCAGCAAAAATCACTCGGCCCTTGAGGTATTCGCGCGCGCCGTACACCTGCAGGTCGTGCTTGAGCTGTTCGACCACGGCGCGCCTCGCTGCCGAATCGATGTAGCCGGTCATATCGTCGAGTTCGAAATACACCAGCGCCCATTCGCTGATATTGGTTTTCGAGTTTGCGATTTCGGCAAGAGTCGGTCCCACACCATCGTTTTCGCTCATCACGATGTCATGCAGCGTCGACCCGTTGACGATGCCGGGATAAACGGCAATGTCGGCACCGCGCGCCTTGAACGCGTCTTGCAGGGCCGCGATGGTAGGCTGCACGTCACCAGAAGACGCGCCCGGCGCCGACGCGGCGCTCGAGATGTCCGCAGCGGCCGCCATCGCTCGGGCGCGCTGCGTCGCGGCCAACGGAACCCCGGAATATTGCAGCCGAATTGCCGGGCCAGATGCGGTCGAGGTTGGCGAGTCGTCACCACCACCGCAAGCCGAAAGCGTCAGCCCCGCCAAAACAGCGGCCATCAAAGTTTTTTTCATTGTGGTTCTCAGGTCAGAAGTTGTTATATCCCCGGATCGTCAATTTTACATATTGATTACGACACCGGGAAACTGAAAGCCCAAAGCAAGTGCCAGCAAAAGTTGAGGTGGCGGCCGCCGAGCAGCTGCGCCGCCAATTGCCCGTCCCGCATCTAGCGCAGCGTCGCGCCCGTCAACGCGTCGTAATCGCTTTCGCACTGCCGGCCGGCAATGCCCCGCGTGTCAGCAATTCGCGCGAACTCTCCCGCAGCCTCGTCAGTCCGGCCGAGCACGTCGGCGAGCAGATCGAGGGCGTCGCCGGCTGTCGAGCTTCCGGCCGCAGTTGCGGAATAGCGGGCGCGCCCGACAAGCTCGGCGACTTGCTTGCGCAGGCCGCCAGCAGCAGAAGCAGCGGCGGCAGCGGCAGCGAGCGCCTGATCACGTTTCTTCCAAGCATCTTCAGCATTCCCCTGTTGTTGGCGAGCAATTCGGTCGCTTTCGTCGCGCTCGGCAGCGAGCTCGCGAATTCGCTGCGCCTGCGTTTCCACTGTGTGAGACTGGTCGGCATCGCGATGACCCTTGAAATAGCCGGCCGCAGCGCCGATGACCACCGAAGCCACGATCGCGAACCAGATGCGCGGATCGAACCAGGTCATAAACCCTCCGAATAAGTCGTGCTCGTCGCGCCAAACGATGCCGTGAGCACCTGTCGCCGCGGCTTCGTGCCGATCGGCGCGAGGCCGATATGCACCCACGTACCCTCCTGGATCAGCTGGTCGAACTCAATCGACGACGCGCTGATCGCCCGGCAGATATCGAGCGGTGCACCAAACTTCGGACAGATAAAATCGGCGGCCAGGCCCGACAGGTGCGCGCTGCTCGGAACACCACCAACCGCGCGATTGAGTGCTGCCGCCCGATAACCTGACGTGATGATCACGGGCCGCCCGCCGAGCACGTCGCGCACGCGCTCGAGCGCTTCCGCCGTTCGACGCAGATTCGCCGCGACCGGCGCCGTCGGAGTGTTATCGATGCCGCGCCGGCGTGCCGTGTCGCTCGCGATCAACTCCTCGAGCGTGAAATGTGCTGTGAGATTTCCCATGTTTATTTTTCTCCGAATACCCGCTTTGCATTTCGTCGCAGCAGCACCTCCAGGTACTGCGAGCCGACGATGCCCAGTGCGCTTCCCAGGCCGAGCAGCGCAATCGGCGGCAGATCCGGGATCTGCAGCAAAGCCAAACCCGCAACCATCGAGGTCGCCGAACCAAGCACCGCGCGCCCCGCTACAAGTCGGAACGTCAAATGCTCGCTACCCACCAAAACCTTCGCAATGCCAATCAGTCCGCCCATGAGAATCAACTCCAAGATCGTCTTTTCGTGCTCTTGCATTACCGCTCCCCGTTTCCTGCCCCGTAAAAAGAAAGGCCGCCAATTTGGCGGCCCATCACACAATCCCCGTCGCATCCAGCACCATGAAGCGCGAATGCCATTGCTCTCTAAATCCCGACCAGTTCGGCTTTCTCCCACCTCCGTACATTGTTGTGCCCCACGAAACCGTATTTCCGCTCACGCGAATCGAGCTCAGTTCGACCCCTGCCGGGTCGTAGCTCCACGCCTGACGGACCGGGTAAATCCCCGACACGATGACCGGGACACCGTAAGTCCGCGATTCCCACGTAGCACCAGGTGCGCCCAACGTCGCCCATCCCGTTCCCGGCAGATACTCGTTGTAGATCACATCAAGCACACGCAGAAACGGCTTCGAGGAATCGGCTATCAACTCACCGCGCTCGTTGAAGACCTGCAGCCCGAACTTTCCGGCCACCGGCGGCACACGATCAAACAGGAAGAAGGAGACCGTGCAGGCACGCTCAGTGATAAACGTCAGCGTGTACGTGTTACCGCTTCGCGCTGTGCGCCATACCGTGACCCCAACCCCGTCAGACGCATACACGCCGTACATTGGTCCTGCCGTGGAATTGAAGGTGAACGAAACATTCGGCAACGTCGTGTAGAACGCCTTTCCGGCATCATTGAGCGCCAACTGAAGCACCCCATCTGCCGAGTTTGCCGACATCGCCTGTACCATTTGATAGTTCGGGGTCGAGCCGTCTATCTGATACACACCCGTATCGGTGAACGCTTGAAAACCTGCACTCATCAATACACCCCGAAAACGATCCAGCCCGGAACCTTCACATATGCGTTCGAACCGCTAGCGTTCGCGCTGTAACGCCAACTGACGCCGAACCTATCGATCGAAACAACGGGCGACGGCTCCGCACCGGACACACGATAAAAAATCTGATCGGGCATAAAAGCCCAAAACGGTTCCCCACCGGACATATCCGCCCCCACACCGCCGTCATTTCCTCCCGTATGCACGACGCCGATCACTCGCCCTGCACGCGACTTCGCGTCGAGAACCAGACGGCCGGCGCCGTCAAAAATCTGAAGTCCGGCCGTCATCACCACATCCCCATGCGCACACGCAACACGCCGTTACCGTCATAAACACGGACGCTGCTACCGTCCATCACCAGCCGATTCCCGCTGCCGTCAGATGCGTTGATCTCGAACCAGCCGCTCTTGTCGAGCCGCCAACCCTGCCGACCTGCGATGTAGTTGTCGGACTGGATGTAGCTGCCGATCATCGCGTTCGTGATCCAGCCCGCGCCGATGAGCGCCTGGCGAATGAACACCTGCCCGCCCTGCACCACGAATGGAACGATCATCGCGCCACCATTGTTCGGGTCGACCACAGCGAACCGGCTCGCCGACACCAGTACCTGCGATTCGACGATGCCATCGTTGTTGTCGATCCCAATGCCAATGCCGGCGATGTACGTGCGGCCATCAGTCGTGATCTGAGTCTTGATCTGGTACGACGCCGAGACTCGACCGTTCAGATCCGCATATGACTGCGCAACCGTCTGGACCGCCGCAGCGTTCGCGTTCGCCTGCGCACGAACCGTCGTGATCTGCTCGGCCTGCGCACTCACCGAGTCGACTCGAGCCTGCGACTCCGTTCGAATATCGGCATACAACGACGCCTGACCGTTCTGCATCTGCGCCGTCACGGAATCGAGCCGTTGTGCGAGCGCCATGTCGGCCTCGGCACGTGCAGCTTGCTCGGAATAGACGCCGGCCATTACCTGCGTCGAGCCGGCAGCCTGCCCCGTATCACCAGCCATCGGCACATTCAGCTGTGCCGACACCTGGTTAATCTGAGATGCAAGTGCGCCGTCCGCGTCGGCACGCGCCTTCTGTTCAGCCGAAATAGCCGCGGCATTGCCGCTGGCTGATGCCGTTACCGCGTCAATCCGAGTCGACAGCGCACCGTCTGCGTCGGCACGCGCTTTTTGTTCGGCCGTGATCGCCGCCTGGTTCGCGCCGACGTCGGCAACCACCGCATCGACACGCTTGCCGAGCGCCGTGTCGGCACCGGCCCGCGCCGTTGCCTCCGAGGAAATGGCCGCAGCGTTGTCGTTCGATTTCGCAACGACCGTGTCGATACGCATCGACAGCGCTCCGTCAGCGTCAGCTCGTGCAGTCGCCTCCTGCTTAATCGCGGCCGCCGCGTCGCCGACACCAGCCGTTACGGTATCGATCCGCTTACCGAGCGAGTCGTCCGCCGTCTGGCGAGCCTGCTGCTCGGAGGTAACTGCCGCGCCGCGCAAACGCGCCTCTTCCGCCACCGCATCCGCCCGATCCTTTGCCTCTTTTGCAATCGCGTCCGTGCGATCCTTCACCTCCTTGGAAATTGCCGCGGCGTTATCCGCGACGCCCTGCTGAATCCCGGGTATCGCGTCGATCGGCGTCTTTAGATCTTCGCCGAGCGCAGAATGCGAAATCTGCCCTTCGAAGTATTTCTCGTATTCACTTTGATCGGTCGACGGCTGCCCCTGCACGCCGGGACCATTGGCCGGAAACCACGGGCCAACATTTCCGGTTGTGTCGATCAACCGCGCCCAAAAATAGAACACCTGGCCGACAGCAAGGCCCTGAATCGACGTCGACGCCTGCGGATACGCATAATCCGACAGCTTGATCGCACTATCGCGACTCGGCGTGCGGCTCTGCCAAATCTCCGTCCGCTGTGTGTCGCCGGCCGATCCGTCGCCGGGAAACGCCCAGTCGAGGTTGATGCCATAGACCACGCCCGCCGCTTTGAGCGAAACAACCGCCGGCGGGAGACTCGTTTTTCCCGTCATCTGCGTTTCTACGCTGACGGCCGGCAGCGACGTGACGTTCATCACGTTTTGCGCCCGCACGCGCGCAACATACCGCCCCTGATAGATTCCAGGTACCTCGACCTGCAGGCCACCGGTACGCGGGACGCTCACCCACTCGCCGTTATCCTTGCGCCACTCCGGCAGATAGGTCACTGCGTTAACAGCGGCATCCCACGCGATGACCATCGTTGTCTTGGAAATGCCCTGATCAACTGCCGAGTAAGCCGAGATCCGCACGTTTGTCGGCGACGCTTGTACCGACGGCGGAATGATCGTCGGCGGCCGCTGCTGAATCTGCGCGCCGTCGTCGATCGCCGCGTATTTCCCCGGCTCGTGCATCGTCGCTGTGATCGTGTACGCGATCTGCCCTTCGTCGTCGCTCTCCTGCACGCTGACGACGCGATAAAGCTGCGCGCCAAGCTCGCCGCTCTCCAGCATCCAAACAGCGCCGGGAACCGGATCGGCATCGAAGCGATTCGCCAAGGTGAGCACGTCGCCGCTCACGGACTTCACTGCGCGCGACTGTGCAATGCCGGACGCCAGGATTGCCGTGAAGCGGTCGCCTGCCGCTACTGTGGGCGCCTTGTCCAGCGTAACGACGGCTCCGACTGTTGAACGAATGCGCCCGCCGATTCGCCTACCAGCCTTTTTCGGATCGGCGATCGCGATCACCTGCCCTGGGCCGACCAGCACCCCGTCCATGCCGACCTGGAACGACACCGTTCCGGACTCGTAGCGAGACGTCAAAAGAATCCACTTCCCGAGCCGATGCGCCTGAGCCTGAGACGTGCACCCGAACGCGGTAATCTGAGTCTTGACCACACCGTATCGCGCGATCCCGTCCTCGTCCGGCACGTATTCGACTGCTTGCTTGTACTGGTTCGTCGGATCGTTGTAGCTGACGAGCGCGACCGTGTAGCGTGTCTTACGCTCGCTGCCGACATACCGGAATGCGGCGCCGATTACGTTCGCCGCGGTGTACACGTACACCGGATCGGACGGCATATCAGCCGACGCGACGACCGCACCAGGTCCCCAGTACGCGATACCGCGGAAAACACTGGCAATGTCCTGCAGCACCTTGAACGCATCCGCTGCCGACTGGATCACGCAATTGCACGTGAAACGCGGCTCGACGCCGCCCTTTCCATCGGATACCTTCACGTCGCAGTAGCGGGCGATCTCGTACAGCCCCCACTTATCGATCATCGACGCGTCGACCGTTTTGCCCAGCCCGTAGCGCTCGTTCAACAGCAGGTCGTAGAAGATCCATGCCGGATTGTTCGTCCACGCCGGCTTGAATGTGCCATCCCACAGACCCGAGTACGTGCGCGTGTCTGGGTCGTAATTCGACGGCACACGCACGATCAGGCCGCGTACGTGATATGACCGCACCGGCACCTGCGAGAACGAGCGCGCGTCGAACGTCATTCCGACAAGTGCCGTCATCGGATAGCGCAACTTCCGATCGATGACCTCGGTAATCGCCTCGATGTTGACCGCGTCGGCAATCAACGAACTGTGCATGTTCGGCGTGATGCGACGCACGCGCACCAGCCAGCCGGTTTTCGCGCGCGGCAGCTCGATCCGGTGCGATCGCTCGTAGAGTGACGTCGTCTTGCCGTCGAACGCGGCTTTCAGCACTTCTGCGTACGAGCCACCATCGACCGACAGATCGATCGCGTATTCGACGCGGTAGCCAAACACCCCGGTCGACGGATCGCTCTTTTGAAGCGCCGGCACACCGAATCGAATACGGACGGCCGTGAGCTGCGTGTTCTGCACCTGCCGCACCCACGGCGCGTCCGACGTGAGCGGCACGCCGACTGCCGCTTCGCGCTCGACCGCCGGAAAGCCCGGCATGAAATCCTGATCCAGCGTGCCGGTTCTCATGTCCACGGTGTAGTTCTGAACGTTGACCGAACCATCGCTGTTTTGGATCGGCGTGCCGTCCAGATAGACCGACTGCATGCCATTGACCAGGCCGGCAATCGGCCCCTCGCCGATGATGTCGAGCACCTTCGCGCGTGCGGTCGAATGGAGACTGTCCGGCGACTCGCTTGCGCCACCGCCCCCGCCCCCGCCCTTCGCTCCGCTGATACGCTTCGGACCGGATTCCGCGTATAGCTTTTTCACACCTGATCCTCTGTGTAGATGCCCGAACTCGCGACCTTCGATCCGGTGATCATTTCGCCGTAGACGAGCGGCACCGGCTCGCCTTGCGCGGCACTGTTCACCGGTCCGTTGAAGTAGTAGGACGTGCCGTTGTCGGCGACACCAGCCAGCCCCACCTGCTGCGGACTAAGCATTTGCACGATTCCGCCAAGCGCCATCGATGCACCAAGCCCCATCAATTGCGCGCCCCACGGCTGCCCATAAAACGACGCGACAGCGCCGACGACCATCAGGGCTGCGCCGAAAATCGTCTGAAAAAGCCCGCCGCTCTTACTGCCGATAATCACCGGCGCAATCCGGATAGCGTCACTACCCACCGGCGCATCGAGATCGTCCTGGCTCAAGTTGCGACGTCCGTTGAACACTGCAAACGTGAGCCCGTTGTCGCGCGCTTCGAGCAGGAACCGCCGAAAGCCGGGAAGCAGCACCGACAGCGCCCGCACGGCCTCCGCAGTTGACGAGACGGCCAGCCGATGCACGCGACCGAACCGCGCACCGGCGATCCCGTAAAGCCTCACCTCCCGTACCGTGTCCGTCACGACTCACCCCCCATGTGCCGCAGCACCGTTGTGCAGCAATCGCGCCACATCGATCCCCACACCGCACGACATGACAGTCGTCCGTACATGTGATGTGCGAACATGCCGTCGCCGAGATACACCCCCGAGTGATTCGGCACGCCGTTTTTGCTCCGGACCTGCATCAGCAGTACGTCGCCCGGCTCGAGCTGCGCGTCACGCCCGATGTCGAGGAAACCCGCGTCCTGGTAGTGCGCGATATACAGGTTCGAATGCCCGTCGGCCCACCAGCCGTCCTTACGCTCGAAATCCGGCAACGCGATACCGCGCTCGGCGAGATACCAGTCGCGCACGAGCGAATAGCAATCAAGCACGCCGTGCAGATACTCCCGGCCGTAGAGCGGTGCAACGTATCCGCTCGGCCCGAACTCGCACCAGTTGTCGACGTCGATCGACCCGTCGGCCTGCACGCCAAGAGAGACAATCACCCACTTCGCAATGCCGGCCCGCTCGCACACGGTGCGATCCCCCATGCTCGGCTGTGCCCTCCCATTCGGATGCGAGTGCACCATTGCGAGGATCTCTCCCATGTCCTCCGCATCTGCGTAATCCTCGGCCGCGAGCGCGAATTGTTCAGTCGGCGCAGCCGCGACGTTTCGACCGGGCATGTACAACTCACCCGATGCGGTTTCCACGATCAGCCCGCAGCACTCACGCGGGTATTCCGCGAGCGCGTGCCCCGCGATCGCTTGTTTGATTCGTTCGTCCATAAAAAAACCCGCCGGGCGGCGGGTCCATGAAGATAGTTTGAACGACGGGCTAGGCGAGTGTGTCGCACAAAAATCCGCCGTGTGGCAGCGGATTGTTCACGCCATACCGGCATTCACACCCGCTGATTTTCTGGCTGCATCGATCGAGCGCTGGATCGCTCACCGGCTTGTCGTCCTTATCGAAAAACACCATAGCGGTATATCCGCATTCCGGCCCTCGATACCGCCACTGGCACATGCCAACGATCTGTCGGGCCGGCACCTGCTGACCGCCAAAATCGAGCGGCGATGACAGCGTGAATTCGACCTGTACACCGGGTTGCTCATCGCTTTTCTGCTCAATGCGCCACTGTTCGACAGGCCACTGCTCATTCGGATCTGCCGACGGATTGCTTCCCGCAACCCCGGACCCGGTCCACGTCAACACAGCGGATTTCACGGGCGCGGCGGGCAGTTGAACGATACCGGCTTGGTCGACGGTGTAATCAGTCGCCGATACGGGCGCTGCGCCTGTGGGGATGTACGCGCCCGTTTCCTTACCTTGTACCTGCATCGCGCCCCACACGAGCACGTCCGCGCGCGCCGAACCCTTGGAGCCACGCAGATCGAGCCGGAACCCCCGCGCGGTATCCATCGCCGGCGCCGTATGCTCGAAATACGTCCACGCTGGCGTAACGTTCGCGATGATCGGGTAGGCGTTGTGAAAGCTGATCTGCAGCTGGTACTTGGACACGCCATCGTACGATCGCAGCCACACACCCTGCGCAAAGCTCTGTCCCGTGATCGTCGTTTGCCCTTGCGACAATTCGCTTCGATCGTTGTCCGTCATACCGGTCCCGCGATCGAATACGATCCGACACGCCCGACTTACGCCATCAGGCGCAAGGCCGGCATTCGGCGTCACCACAGGCGCGACTCCCGTTCCCGAACCAATCTTCGACCATGCGGACTGCACGAAGTCCTCTGAGAAGCGGATCGCGTTCGTCCGCGGCGTCCTGTATAGAAGCCTGCTTCCCTGCCAGTCGGCCCGCCGGATCGCCGTCACCGTCACATCGCGGACGACCGCGAGGCCGTCAGGACCGACGAGTTGAAATGCACGCGTAACACCGTCACCAATCCCGAACAGCTGGTTCGTCGCGACCTGATCGACCGGGAAGTTGATTGCGTCGAGATACTTGACGAGCGTTCGCCGTCGGTAGACTTTCGCCCCGACAAGATCGTCGAGCGCGACGCATAGCGCCGTGATCGTGCCGTTGATGTCGCCAACCGTAAGCGTCGGCGCAGGCTGCCGCGCATCGGACGTCCGCTCGAATCCGGCCGCCTGGATCGGCCACGGCTTGTATTCCTGCCCTTGCCACACGATCGACGTCGACTGCAGGTGTCCATGAAAGCGCAAAGCATCGCCGCCGATCGCTGTGCAATCAACCTCGAATAGCTCTACGCACCGGCCGGGTTCAAGCGTCTGAATATCCGCAGTGAGCGTCATGCCGTAATCCCCGCGATCTGCATACACCGCGGATAAAGCGGTCCGACCGGCTGGTTCTTTCTTACCAGAAGTTGCAGCGTATACGTCTTGCCAGCCGCAAGCCCCGCAGCAGCAAACGTGGCAACGAGCTTCCCGCGAGACCCCAGTCCGGCGTCGGAAGTCACCAACGTGGATACGTCTTCCGGACCGTCAGCTACGATCTCCGAACCGCTCACAAGCCGCAGGCGGGCAAACGCGTCAACTCCGCCCGCTACACCGGCGGCCATATTCAGCGAGACCGTTGCTGTCGCCATGATCGTTCCGCCGGCGCCGCAAACAACGTTTGCAGCGGCGCGAACCTCGTATGCGTTGTTGTTGAGGTCGCCTTCGTTGTTCCCCGGGGCGCTAAACAAAGTGGGCCGCGTCATGTTTCCGGAATGCCACGGCACTCTGCCTGCAAACGTGGGAATTCCGGAAAGCGCAGGCGCACCACCCAGGTACGCAACGCTCGCCTCCTGCGAATATGCCGAAATCGCACCACCCAGCTCGTATTTCAGATTCGTGTACGTCGCCGCACCAACTCCGCCGGCCGGCGACGCCGTGACACCGATGCGAAACCGCATCTTTGTCGTACCGCTAGGCGCCGTCCCGGTCGCCGTACGAAACGTCGGCGCACTACCGAAATTCACGACCGCCGGCGAAATCACGCTCAACAAGTTATTCGACGCATCCCGAAATTCAACGCCGATCGTGGCGCTACCGGCAGTCATTCCCGCCGATCCGATCACGCCTTGAATAGCGACTCTGATTCCGGGCACAGCAGGAACGTCATCGCTGTAGCTGTACAGCGGCGATCCATTGAGCGAGACCGCATTCTTGAAGAACGTGCCGTTCCCGCCGCTCGGATCCCGGTCGGCCGTGAAATTGACACCGCTCCAGCCGATATTACCGAGCTCGCCGGAACCATTAACCAGGAGATTCGCACCAGCCATGCCGCCCAGTTTGCCGGTTGCGGCCAGGTCTCCGGCAATGCCGCCGCCGACTGTAAGCTGACCGTTCACGGTCAGCGCGCCATCGACGAGCTCATCGTCGCCGCTCGCTCGCGCGCGCATGAGCACTCGCCACGTTTTCACGCCGTCGGTGTCGAGCACCGCTGCCTCTCCAGGATTCAGCCCCGACAATCCGACCGTATCGCCCGATCCATCTGCGGGCGTGAGCGACACACGTTTCGCACCCACGTTGACGAGCCAGACGACCGAATCGCCGGCATACTGCGCCGCCTTTGCCAACTTGACCGTCCCGCCGGCTGCAATGTTGATGCTCACCCGTTTGCCGATATGTGCGTCGCCTAGAGTTTGCGACGACGTGATAGGCGCGGCGGAAGTAATCGCGAACTGCGCATTCAGCACATCAACGTTCGCGTTGAACTTCGAGTTCGCCGTACGCTGGTCATCGCCACCGGATCCGGACGGCGCCGTACCGAGATTTGCTTTTTGAAGATTTGCCATGCCATGTCCTACGGTGCGAATGTCTGCTCAAACTGCGCGGTGATGGTGTACACGTCGCCGTCCTTGGTCGGCTCCGTGTACTTCTCACACACGAATCGCGCCTGCTGCCGAAGCGGCGGCGTCCAAAAAAACGACGTCGCGCCGGCGTGCGCATCCAGGAACGCGAAAATCGCGCTGATCTTGTCGGCCTTCCCGACGAACCGGAGGTTGTATGTCGACACCCGGTTATTGAGGCCGTCGGCCGCACGCTGCGTGTATCCATCGCCGAACTCGGCTTTGCGCACCCGCAGCGTCGTATCGCCGCCGAAACCCTGCACGGTCGGCGACCAGTTAAACGTCTCGGCCATCACCCCATCCCGTTTTTCAGTTTCCAGAGCGCCCCACCTTGACGGCTCTCCGTCGCGATCAGCCCCTGCACCATCTGCGTGAGCTTCTTCACGAATTCGGCACTCGCCATTACCTGCGACGCGTTACCGGCCCCGCCATCGATCGTCACCGGAATATTGAGCGTGACGCCACCACCCTGGCCGCCGAGCGCTCCACCGCCGGCCGCGCCTCCGCCAACGAGCCCGCCGTTCGCAAACTTCGCGAAGCGGAGATCCTGCCCGCTGTTAATCGCCTCGAGCAGCCGAAGCACACCCGGCTTGCGCACTGCTGCAGCCTTCACCACGAATTCCTCGTTGGAAAGCCATGCGGGAATGCTGTCGCTCGTCGACGTACCCGGCCCCGTCACGCGCCCGCCGGTGGCGAGGTGGAACCCGTATGCATTGCTGCCCCCACCCGCAAATGCTTCCGACAGGCCGCCGCCGAGCCCTCCAAGCAGCGACGATGAGCTGAAACCGCCGGCCGCTGACGCCCTCAGACCGAGCGCCGAGCCCAGCGCGCTAAACACAGGCGCCATCGCGGCCCGTGCTGCGAACCGCGCGAGGTCGGCGATCATGCTGTCTACGAGCCCCCGGAAATCCAGCTTTCCGGTTGCAGCAAACGATGCGACCGCATCCTCGAGGTTGCGGAACGAACTGGTAAATGCTTCCTCTGCCCGGCCGGCAGCGTTCTCCGCGGATTCCTGATACAGCGCGACCGCGCGGCTCGCGCCAACGCGCCAGTCACGCTGCATCGCGAGCCGTTGATCGAGATAGCCTCGCTCACGCTCGACCTGCTCGGTCTCGGCGCGATTGATGCGCTCGATTTCGGCCAGGTACTCCGGCGAACCGAGCGTGCCGTCTTTCCGCGCTCCCTTCGTAAAATCATCACGCCGGCGCCGGAATTCATCACCGACGCGGCTCGTCACCTGGTTCAGCTCGCGCGCGTTGTCGCCCAATGGCATTGCGTTCAGCTCGCGCTGGACCTCGCGCTGACGTTCCGACGCATAGTCGGCCAGCTCCGCATCGATCTGTGCGCTGCGTTCTTTCAGCTTGTTGATCGCTTCGTGATAGCGGACCTCCTTCTCCAGCTGCACCGCGCGGTCATATGCCGCGCGAATTGCAGCCTGATCACGAATCAAGCTCTTGTCGCCGTCGGTCAGCTTCGTGCGCTTCGCGGCCAGATCAGTCAGCTTCTGGTCGAACCCAATCCGGTCCTTCTCCGACTGCGTCAACTTGTCCGTAGCGACGACCTCGACGCGCAACTGCGCAATGCGCTGCGCGATGTTGTCGAGCATGCGCTGGCTTTCCGGCTCGGACCTGGCGCCACCCGACCGGCCCTTGTGCCCCAATGCCGGCGCGTTGACCGTGATGCGCGCGACCTGCGCGGCCGACTCCGACACCGTATCGTCGAAAGCCTGCTTCCCGCGCGCCGCGGCCGCCGCGCGTGCCGCGTCAGCGTTGAATCCGAATTTCTCGAATTTCTTGCTAACGAGATCCGCCTGGAATTCAGCCAGCGCCGCCGCGACGACCATCTGCTGATTCATCAGCGCGAGCTCGCGCGTCAGGTTGTCGATATTCCGACGCGCACCCGCCTCGGCTTTCGCATCCTTGTCCTGAATTGCCTTTTCGAGCGATTTATATGCGTCGGCGCGGCCCGCAATCACTCCGGCCTGTTGCGCCTCGGCCGTATTCGCGCCCTTCGATTTCGCCTCATACTCGGCCCGCTGCCGCGCGGTCATGCCGATCACGTCGGACGCTTCCTTAAGCTTCTCGACGTACTTGCTCCACGCCTCGGCCGCCATGCCGCCCGCGAAGAAGTTGTTTTGCTCCGTGAGCAGGCGCACGCCGTCTGCAGCCCCTCGCGCAGCAGCATCCATCGCGGCGAGCGTGCGCGCGCCCTTGTCTGCCGCAGCGCCGGCCGTATCAATCGCAGACGCGGCCTGCACCAGCTCCGTCCGGAGATCGTCACCACCCTTCGTCGCGTCGACGAACACCCCGACCAGCCGCGAAAGCTGGCGCGACTTCTCGTCGACGCCAAGATTCTCGGACTTGATTCGATTCAGCCCCTCGAGGAATCGATCGAGCGCTGCCTGATCTTCGTCGGTGACAATCGGTGCGCCGTCGCCGAATGTCGGGACGATGACGCTCTGCGACGCCCTCGTCGCGAGGCTGTTGTATGCGTCCGCGACATCACTTCGCGCCGACGCCTGGGCTTGCTTCGCTCGATTGCGCTCGACCTCCTGCAGGAGCGGTGAAAGCTGCCGATACTTCTCGATGATCTGGTCGAGCGGCGCCTGCATGTCGACCAGGCTCGACGTCGCGCTGCTCGCGTGATCGCGAAACACCAGCCAGTTCACCGCGGCGCCGAGCGCCACCGTTCCGACCGTCGCGATAATGCCGGGCAGACCGCCCATCACCGACAGCATTCCGGATCCCACCGTGCGCATCAGCGAACCTGCGCGTGCGGCGGCAGTCTGTGCCACTGCCGCGCGCTCAGTCGCGGCAGCCAACCCGGCAGTTGCCGCCGTCGCGCCGCGCTCGGCGCGCTCGCGTGCCTGCGTTGCCGCCGCCACCTCTCGTTCGGCGACCGCGAGCCCCTTCTCGGTTTCTGCCAGCGCTGCCGCGTAACGCGTCTGGTCGACGGTACCCTTGGCCGCCGCAGCTTCCAACGCCACGCGACGCTGCTGCGCCAGCGCGAGCGATGCCTCGGCTCGCTCGAGCTCGCCCTGCGCCGCGGCTGTCTCGCGCGCGATCAAGGCCGCGTATGGCGTGCCAGCGATCCGCGCGCCGATCTCCTGACTATTCGACAGATTCGACCGCGCAGTCGCGACCTGCGCCACCGCGCTCGCCTCGATAGCACGCGCCTCGGCAAGCTTCGCCTGCGTGTACTGGATCGAGCCGGCCGTCAGCGCCGACTGCATCGCGAGGCTTTCCCGCATCGCTCTCATGCCGGCCAGTTCGGCTGCCGCAGCGACCTCCGCAGCCTGCGCGTTCTGCAGCTTCGCCACCGCCGCGTCGCGATCGCTCTGCGTCCGCGCGATCGTCACAAGTGCCGCAGCGTTCTCAGCCTGCGCCTTGGCGAGCAGCGCTTGACGCTCGGCATTCCACGCTACTGCCGACTTACCGACCGCTACTGCGGTTTGCAAGAAATACACACCAAGGCGGCCCGCCGCGACCGAAGCACTGATTTTTACGATCTGATCAAGGTGCTCGGCAACGTAAACGATGCCTTCCGACAGCTTCGCGCTCGCGCCAGTAGCTTGATCAGTTTCGCCGACGTACTTCAGCACCTCCGTCTGCAGGCGCGTCATCGCCTGCCCGACGGTCACCTGCATTTTGGCAAACAATGCATCGGTACTCGACGCAGCCTCGCGCAGCGCATCGATGAGGTTTTCGACCGTCAGCTTGCCCGCTTCTGCCAACCCCTTGAGCTCGGACGAGCTTCGCCCCATCCCGCGCGCGATGGCATCAGCGACGCCCGGCAGTTCTTCGAGCACGCTGTGCAGATCCTGGCCGCGCAACTGACCAGACGCAAACGCCTGGCCGAGCTGAACGATACCCATCCGAGCCGTATCGGCCGAAACCCCAGACAGCGCGACCGCCTTGCTGATCGTCTCGACCAACGGGCCGACCTGCTTGATCGACAGGCCAAGGTGGCCGGTGTTGTTGGCGATCCGCTGATACAACTCTGCCGTCGCGTCGAGCGGCTGGCGCGTCGACCGGGCGATCTGCACTACATCGTTTTGCGCTACGGCAAAGTCGATCTGATCCCGCGTGACGATCTTGAGCCGGTTGCTCAGGTTCGTCCATTCGTCGGCATATTCGATCAGCTGATGCACGCCGAACGCCGCTGCAGCCGCTTCGGCGTAGCCGCGAATCGACCCACGCGCAGCCTCGATCGCGCGCACCGTCACCTGTACGCTAGACGCATTCGACGCAAACGCGGCGTCAGCGGCCCGTCCTCCGTCCCTGACTGCGTTGAAATAACCGCTGGCCGTCGACCCGAGTTGCTGCATGCGCCGATCGTACTGGGTCGTGTTCGCGGTTACGCTGACGATCAGCTCGCGCAGACTCGTTGCCATAATTGTTTCCGCCTACTTTGCCATGCTCATGAGGCCCATGAAGAACGGATCGTCCGCAACCTCTTGAGCACACTCCACCTCGTCACCACCCCACTTCGGCAGCATGTCGGACACTTTCACCTTCGCGCCCTGCGCCTGGAACACCGCCGATGCCACCATCGCGGCGTGCAAGTCGTAACGGTCATCACCGATCGGTGACTCGGCGTCCAACGCCTGCCACAGAGAAAACTCCGCAGACGACATAACCGCACGCAGCTCGGCAAGTGTCCTGCCAAGCCGCAACGCCAGCGTCAGTTCGAGTCGGAGATCGGGGTTTCGGCGGAGGGCTTTTTTCCGTCGTCCTCCGCGCTGGCCTTCAGATTGCCGAGTTCGATCGCCTTGTTGACGATGCGATCGTGCGCGGAACCGTATGCAGTCGCGACCGCAGCAGCGTCACCGTCTTCGAACTCGCGACGCCATCCGGCCGCCGTCTCGACGTACAGAACGCGAACGAACAGGCGCGCGGAAGCCAGCTTGTGCTCCTCCGCACTGACATTCCCGTACTTCGCGCGGGCCGCTTCCTCGTCATCCCCGGGCTCGACACCGGCAGCCAGCCGAAGCGGTTCGAGCCAGAACGCACGGTCCTCCAGCAACGGCTCGCGCACCGCGACGGTTTCGCCGTCCCACTCCGGCATTGAGAGCAGTTCATGCCGCCAACTGGCGAGCGGATTCAAAATTGCGGCGCGCAGCGCGCCGGCTTTCGTCGGACTCTTCGTCATCAGATTTCCTTTGGTACGCCCCATCGATTACCCGGCCTGCTGAGCCGGCGGCGTCAGTTTCGGGGAGCCACTGACGCGCACACTGAACGTCGCTGCGATGAGGCCGTCGACGCCCGCCGACCACGTGTACTGCCGCACCATGCCGACGAACAGGAATTGCGAGCCATCAACGAACGTCGCACGGAAGACGTGCTTTTCACCGGTAGTGCGCGCCGCGCGAAGAATGCCCTGCCCCTCGTCAGTCGACGAAAAGTTGCCGTCGACCGAGAACTCACCCGGATCGGGCAACCCCAGCTCGTACTCCTTCTCCTCGCTCGCGAGCGTGGTCGCATCGATTTCGGACGACTGGCCTCCCTGCCACTGGAACGTCTTCCCGGTCGTGTTGAGATCGACGAAAACGAGCGTCTTGTCGTCGAGATCCGTCGAAATGGTCTTCGAAACTTCGACCTTCGTACCCTGCGCCTTGATGCGCTTGCTTTTCTCGGCCATATGCCCCTCAAATGAAAAAGGCCCGCACTCGGCGGGCCATACACACATCCAAATCCGTCAAAACTGCACGGAAATTTCGAGACTTACCCGGAAATCTCCGGTATCGCTCGAATAGTCGTCAGGAAGCTCGTCGATGCCACCGACAGAGAACTGCCCGCTCGTCGATGCGCGATAGATCACCTGGTCAGCAAGCGCATCTGCATCAGTGTACGTTTTCGCGTACACGTCAATCTGGAACGCGCCAGCCTTGCCGCCCGTCACCCCGCCGATTGCCATATCGCGCGCTCCGCTCACACGTGACACCACGTAGTAGGGTGACGTCGCCTTAGTAGGTGCGACGGCGACATAGCCCTTGGCAGTTCCGATCACACCAATTGCATCTCGAATTACCAGCGTGCTCAAAACCGACCTCCGATCACCGTATCGATCGCACGGGCCATCTCGGTTCGAATCGCGCCCTCGGCCCGGTCGATCGAGGTGTCGAACGACGGCCGTACGAACGGCTGTGCCCGCATATGCTGCGTGCCGAGCTCGACGAATCGCCAGTAAAAGGCATTGTTCGGCGAATCGGCCCCTCCCTTCGTTCGTACACGCACGCCGGCAGTCGCCAACCCTGGCGAGTCTTTCTGTCGAAGCGCAGCGGAAACGATATTCCGACGCAGTTTCCCGGACTTCTTCGGCGCCCGCACGCGCGCTTCATCACGAATCACATTCGCACCGGCCAATGTCGCGCGGCGCAATGTCTTCGTCGAATGCGCTTTCGACAACTTCGCGAAGTCGGCCTCCAGGCCAGCCAGCCCAATAATTTGGACGCTAGACATACTTTTCTCCCACCTTTACCGACAGGTCGAGATACCCACGCGTCCGCGCAGGCAGAACCGCCGTGATGTCGTACAGTCGGCCGTCGTATCGCACACGCATTTGCTCGTCGAGCCCTGCCCGATATCGAATACGCATGCTGGCGACAGTGGAACCTCGAATTGCCCCTGAGACGACGTGTTCCTTTCCGTTCACGAACAGCACATCGGCCCAAGGTCGCGCATGCACGACCCACGCGCCCGGCAGCGGTTCGCCATTCTCGTTTTCTTCGCCGCTAGGTCGCTCGATGACGATTCGCTCTTTCAGTTTCCCGGCCTTCATCAAAACCTCGGCGGAACGGTGATCGAATCGAGCAGGAGGTCTGCATAGCCGTCCGGCATCTGTGCGATTGCCTGACCTTCGGAATAAAGCTCCCGATGATCGTAGGCCCATGCGGCCGCTAGCAACATCCACGACCGCACCGACGGGTGCTTGTCGATGTCGATCCCTGCCTGATACGTGATCGTCACTGCTCGCGCGTTAGGCCAGTGAGTCGCGCCAAGCAGCGCGCACAAGGTTTCACGCCCGAGCTGAACAAGCTCGTACCCTTTCGGGTCCAGTGTCGACGCCGTGCCGGTCCCATCGCGAATCTCGATGCTGTCGACGCGCAGCGCTTGCCCGATCGAGAGCGGAAAGTCACCCACCGGGAAATCCGCCAGCCGCTCGAAGTAGCGCGCCTTTCGAATCGCGGCCCCTGACTTCCGCTCGGCCGCCTGACGTGCACCGGGAATCACCGTGCGCTCGATGAACTCCCGTTCCTCCTCGTCATCGATTCGACACTGAATCGCAACGTCTGCGAAGGTAAGCGGCTCCATGTCGTCCAGGTATTCGACGAGAACAGCAGCCATCTGGGATTACCCCTTCGCCGCGGCGGGCTTGGGCGTTTCGGCCTTCGCTGGCGCCTTCGTTTCCTTCGACTCCTGTGCGGACATCACTGCAATTTCCGCATCGACGAGCCGATCTGCATACTCGTCCACGAACCCCGCAATGTCGCCCGGCGTGTACTGGGCGTAATGCCGCTTGAACTTGACCACCTTCATGTTTTTCTCCAAATGGCGGCCCGGCCACGACGGATCGAGCCGCACGGTTGCGACTTCGCCTATGCGCCCCAGGTCACGCCGGCCAGCACGGAAATCGACTCGACGTGACGCGGGCCGAAGTCGTTTTTCGCGATCACGCGGATCAGCGTCTGGTCGCGCTGGAACGCACTGACCACTTCGCCGCCAGCGTCCTTGTAGGTCGCTTCCTTGCTGTAGTCGATCTCGAGCGTTTCCGCCTCGCCGATGAACACGTCGCCGAAGTCGGTGAAGTAGATTTCCGACTCCTTGCCGGCGTCACCGAGATTGATGGGCACCTGCGTCGTCTTGCCGACCGGGTAGCCCTTGAGCATGCCGTTGGCGAGCTCCGGATAGACCTTGTTGCCGTTCCCGTCGCGCATGCCTTCGAGGAAGCGGAACGTGCGGGGAGCCATGATCCAGCCGGGTTGCGTCAGATTCGCGTCGGCGTTTTCGAGCGCGAGAATGGCCTTGCCGAGATCCGTCTCGATCTTTTGCAGCGTCGAGCCGTCGCTCGCGGCGATGACGTTGCTGGCCAGAGCCCAGAAGCGCAGCCCCTTCGGGGTGTTCGCCGTGCCATCGTCGCGGATGAACGCCTTGTCTTCGCGCGCGCCGATCGCGGACGTGAGATCGTTGACCACGAGCTGGTCGACGTTCGGATTCACGCCGGAATACTTGATCAGATCGTTGGCGATCGGCACCAGCGCGGCGAGCTTCTTCGCCGTCAGCTGCAGGTCGTCGAATTGCTGTTGCGTTGCCGGGATATCGCTGTCCGCACCGATGTAACCGACGATCGCACCGCCCTTCAGACGCGGGATGGTAATGTTGCCGTTCGCGAGCGGCAACGTGCGCGCGCCGAGCTTTCGAACAACCGACTTCGGGCGCAGCAGTTCGATCACTTCACTCGACAGGTTTTCCGGTACGAGCACGCCGCCCGCGCTCGACGAGAGCGTATTGAGCGACATCGCGACTTCCTCGCCGAAGCCACGCTCGATCGCGAGTTTCGAAGCGAGCTGTGCGTCGCCACGCGCCGCCGCGAGAGCGCGAACCATACGCGCCATCTTGGCGCCCTTCACTTCCGGCACCTTCGGCTGTGCGGCCACAGTCGCCGCACCCGATGCAGCGACAGCGGCCGGCGTCGGATCGACCGGAACGGCGGCTGCTGCGGCCATTCGCTCAGCGGCTTCCGCGCGCTCGATTTGCGCGGTCAGATCGTTGAACTTCGAACTGAGCTGGTCGAATTCGGTCTGTTGTTCGACCGACAATGCGGTACCGCCCAGCTCAATCTGGGCCAGCGCCTGAACACGCTGATTGATGGCAGCGCGTTCGCGGCGAAGTTCATTGATGTTCACTTATCCCTCTCCTAAAAAAATGCCACCCGAAGGTGGCAGTGCTCAACTGAGACGCGAACGCGCTCTGATGTTGATCGTGGAAATCCGATTTTTTGCGACTGGTTACATCATGGATTGCATATTCATTGCAGCCGCACGCGCCGACACACTACGTCGGGTGCTCCCGCCCCGACGCTCGGCTCGCGAAGCGCGCACTTCAGCAGCAATCCGGTTGATCGCTGCTTGCGGCGTCTCGATGCTGTCCGCGAGCCCAGCGTCGACGCCTTGTTGGCCAAAGAAGATGCCGGCCTGCGTGTCCTTCACCGCTTGCGTGCTCAAGCCACGAAAGTTCGCGATCGCGTCGACAAACTGTTTGTAGCTGTTCTGCACCATGCTGGTAAGGAACGATAGCGACTGATCACTCATCGGCTCGTGCGGCGTCAGGTCGTTCTTGTGATCGCCGGCAAATACCGACGTGACCTTGATCCCCTGCTGTTCGTCACGCTTCGAGACATCGAGATGGTTGGCGATCACGCCAATGGACCCAACGCCCGACGTGCGGCTGACGATCACCTTCGAAGCCGCGGCAGCGATGAGATAGCCACCTGAGAAGGCCGAGAAGTTGACGATGGCCGTGATCGGCTTGACCAGCGAGGCAGCTCGAATGTCGTCAGCCAGCTCGAACGCACCAGTCGCGCTGCCACCGTTGCTGTCGATATCGAGAACGATATGTTCGACGGCCGGATCCGCAACTGCCTGATTCACGGCAGTACGCAAACCCTCGTAGCTGGTCATCGGCTCGCATGGATTCATATGCGCCGAGCGCGATACCAGAATTCCCGATACCGGAATGATGTCCATCCCGGTATCGGCCACCAAAGCACGGCGACGCTCCGACGCCGCAGCCATCTGCGCCCCACTCTCGAACTCGTCATCCTCCATGATCTTCGGCTGCACGCCGTTCACGGTCAGGTTGACGATGTTCAGGTTGAGTGCCTGGTTCGCCCACTGCACCGCGAGAGACATCATCGGGTCCGTGACGAGCTGCGGCTGATTGAAAATCAGACTTGCGAGCCTGAGGTGCGGTTTCAAGATAGGATCCTCCCAATTTCGTCGATCTGCGCTTTCGTCGGCTCGGTCTTCCCGGCGGGGAATTGTTGCGGCTTCGACGCATCGACCATGTTCATCGGACTCAGGTAGATGTCGCCACCCTTGACTGGCGGCATGTTTTCGAGTCGCCTGATGTCGTTGATCGAAAGCCAGCCCCACTGGCGCCCGACCGCGTATGCGGCGTATCGCGACGACTGATCACCACGCAGCAGCCCGGCGAGGTTGTATTCGATGAAGTACTGCTTCCGCTCCGACGGCAGCAGAAGGTCTCGTGTCTTCGCCTGCTCATGCCGCTTGACCCACGGCAAAAGCGTGTAGATCACGAACTGGAGCGACTGATGCTCAATGTTGCTGAACGTGGCTCGCTCCAGTTCGTTCACCATGTGAGCCGGGATCTTGTAAATCCGTGCGATGTCGAGCGCCGACAAGCGCAGCGCGTCGATCAGCGCTGCGTCAACGTTCGTCATCGACAGCGGCTTGAAGGTCATGCCTTCTTGCAACAGAGCGACTTTCTTCGCGTTGCCAGACCCGCCAAACTTCGCATTCCAGCCGTCCGTGATTCGATCGACGCTGGCCTGATCCTTGAGCGCCGGGCTTTCCTTTGGCCGCTCGATTACGCCTGACAGCGCAGTGCCGTTCATGAACGACTTACCGGCGTACTGTTGAATTGCCTGCGCATGCCCGATTGCGTTTGCGTGAAGCAGAACCGGCGACAATCCGGTATAGCCGTTAATCGACATCCATCGAACGTGATGCACCATCCGCTTCGGCATCGGATCGGATCCGTAGACCCGATAGAACGGCATCAGGTCCGTGCCTTTCATGACCGTCACCGCCTCATTATCGAGCGGATACAGCCCCTGGATAACTCCATCCTGGTCGCGATCGATGAAGCTGTAGCTGTTGCCACGTAGACCCACCGCAACCTGCGATTGCTCCTGATACTCAAACGGCGTCTGCCACGGGTTCGGCTCGTGTTTCAGGATCGAATACAGAGGGTGATCTATCGCCGGCTTCCTGTCGTCACCCGAACGCTCATACAGCTCGATCGGCAACTGCGCGATGCTCTCCGAAAGCAGCGTGACGCAGTTTTGCAGGACCGTCAGCGACAACGCGCTCGCTGGCGTAACCACCTGACCGGCATCCGAGCGCGAGCTACCTAAAAGTGCCGACAGCCATCCTCCGCCGCCCATCTGCGCCTGACCGCCGTTGGACAGAAATTGCCTACTAAAGAACATGGGTTACTCCTTCGGATGAGCCGTGCGTGCGGCCCGGGCCGCAGCCAGATCCGCCAAAAACGCCCACATCAGAAGCAGGAGGCCCGCAACGATCAACCCGGCCGGCAAGCTGATCAGCACCACGCCGGTAACCAGCAACGCAAACCCGAGCAGCCCGACCACCCAAGCCGCAATGCCAATTGAATTCAAACGCCTACTCCTTGATCGTAGATCGACTCTGAATCGACGCGATCGGCAAGCATCGCGCGCCCCATCGCCATGATGAGCGCCACGGCGCCGTCGATTTTGTTGTCGTTGCCCTGCTTGATCGGACGCACCACGTCGTCATTTCCCGGCAGGTTCTTGCCGATGACGTTGCTGATACACCACGTCATGATCGGATTACCGTCGTGATGGAATCGGCCTGCGGTAATCGCCGCCTCAAGCTCCTTCATCGGGTCAGACATGTTCGTGTAGTTCTGCACGATCGTGACCGGCGTCAACCCTTCATCTTCGAGCTGATGCGAGAGGTTCGTCGCGCCGTGCGGGTCAAGCGGCGTGCACTGCACCGGACACAACCGATTTGCGTCCTTCGCCTCCTCGAGAATGTCTCGATAGTCGATCTCCGCGCCATCCGTTTCGAGCAAATGCCCCTGATTGACCCACGCCTGATACCGCTCCGCCATACGACGGTTGTCTGTATTGCGCACCGTGTCCTCCGGCACCCAGAAACGGGGCGCGATACAGAAGTAATGCCGCCGCCCGTCGATGTCGTGCCAGAAAAGCCGCGCCATGCTGTTCAGGTCGAGCTTGCGCGCCATGTCGAGCGCGAGCACGCAGTCTTGCCTCTCGAACCGGTCAAGGGTCAGCGTGCGGTCTTCACACGATTTCCAGTCTTCGAGGTTGAAATAGCCCGTCTTCGCTGACGTCCAGACGTTCAGATGCTTCGTCTTGAACGTGTTTGTGAAGCGTGCGGACTTGATGGCACGCTGCTGCTGGCTCTCCAGATACTCCTGATAGACCGAAATTCCGATATTCGGATTGGCCTTCGCCAACACTCGCGGATCCGTCCAATCGTCCCCTTCGTCGATCGTCCAAATCCAGCCGAAAAGCTCGTCGTCGGGAACCGTCCCTTCGAGCATTTCGATCACCTGCCGGCGCTTGTCGAAGCACGGCCCTTCGATGTTCGCGCCTGCCGTCGTGATAATGAACATGAGCGGCTGACGACGCGCGCCCATGCCGGTCAGCATGGTTTCGTACAGTGCGGCGCTATCGTGCTCGTGATACTCGTCCACGATTGCGCACGAGGGCGACGCGCCATCGCCTGGGTTGCCGATGATCGGCTCGAATCGACTCCCGTCGGCCGGCTTGTTCATGTTCGAGGCATTGACCTCGATTCCTGCCGACTCGATGAGCATCGGCGAGCGCTTGACCATCAACTGCGCTGGCCGAAAAACTTCCCATGCCTGCTTTTCAGACGTCGCACCGGAATAAACCTCCGCGCCAAACTCGTCATCAAGCACGAACATCCCGATACCGACGCCTGCCGCAATCACCGATTTGCCGTTCTTTCTGGGCACCTCCCAGTAGCTCTCGCGAAACCGGCGCTTGCCGGTGCGCTTGTTGACCCATCCGAAGGTCGCCATCAAGCCGAACTTCTGCCAGGGCTCAAGCGTTACCAGTTGCCCCTTGAACGCCCACTCGCCTTTCGTGTGCGGCAGCAGTTCAATGAGCTCAAGCTTTCGCTCAGCGGCCTCCGGATCGAACTTCCAGCGGAAATCCTTCTTTCGGCTCGCCGCAAGGTCGTCAAGGTGGCGCTTGCAAGCAAGTTGCACATACCGACAAGCGAAGCGCTTGCCGCGAACGACTTCTCGCGCGAACTTGAGCCCCTGCTCTACGCGCGGGAAAATCGTCGCCATGTCTTCCAATCATTTGCCGAGCAGCTTCGCGAAAGGGTTGTCGGGCGTTTTCGGCTTCGCGCCGACCAGTCGCTGCCGGCTAGCCGGGTCGAGCCCGAGCATTGCGCCGAAGCTCGCCATTTGTGCAGCTGCCTCCTTCACTACGGTCGCGGCTGGATTCTTCATCGGACTGCCTTGCGAGCTGTCGACAACAGGACCGTTGCGAGTCAAATCGTCCTGCGCGGTGCGCCAGTTGCCATACGCGGCACAGAAGATTTCGACAATGTGCAGGTCGGTCACTTGCAAGATTTTTTGCCCGCAAAGCAGCGGAACAACGCGCTCCCACATGTCACGCGCCTCGCCGTCAATCCACTCCGGCGGCTCGATGTTCGTGACCAAGCCGAAATCCGGCTCGTCCTTATTCAGCGCGCGTTTTCCGGGATTTCCCGCAGCGACTTTCCGTGCGGTCGGCTTGGGTTTTCTGCCCCGACCCGGCACTGACGCGACACCTCCCACTGGCCAACTCCTGAATTTTTAATTTCGCGGGCGTAAAAATTCGACGAGGCGGGCGGTCCCCTAGGCGATGCCTCCCAGACTTTGGACCTCCCCCTCCCCGTCGGCCCCGGCTCGGCCTCGCCCGCCCGGGGCTCCTCCGCCTCGGGTCGGCCATGCGCGCATCACCGTAGTCGCTCGCGCGCCGTCTTCGCTGCGTGGCAGTCTTTGCAGATCGCCTGCAAATTCTCGTCGTGGTCAGTGCCGCCTCTTGCCTTCGAAACCACGTGGTCGACGGATGTCCCCGACGTCACGCGTCCGGCCTGCAGGCACGGCTGACAAAGGCCACTGTCGCGGCGCAGGATGCGCAGCCTGACCCGTTCCCAAGCGCTTCCATATCCTCGCGCGTGGCGATTGCCGCGGACGGCATCAGGCTTCCACTTGACGGCCTCGTTCGCATGCTGGTCGCAGTGCGTCTTGCCTCCAGCGACGAGTACACCACACCCACGGTGCTTGCATGGCCTCATCGGGCGAACCGGCATATGGCTACCTCCGCCCGAATCGAGCGCGTAAACGAAAAAGCCCGCAGCATGCGCCAGCGGGCAAAAAAATCGTTGGGCTACAATTTAGCGCGCTCTGTCCAGCGCGCTATTTCATGTGTATGGAAATCAAAAAATGAACGATCCGAAACCGGTGATCCCACAGCCGCAGCCTAGCCGGCGAGACCAGGCAAATATCCCATTCAGAAGAGACGATTCGCCACGCCCGCCGCAACCGCAGCAATAAAGGGAGTCAATACAGCACAAAGGCGGATCCGGTTGAGCCGGACCGCCACTCGCGCATTCCGCCTCACAATCCGGTCGATCCGTTGCTGCAGATTTTCAAATTCCACTTCCTTGATTGCCTCCAAGGAGAACTTCGGCTGAAACAGGTTTTTGGGCTCATTCGTGGGGGCGTCGATTGGCTCGATCTTGAGACAACCTCGGATAAGCCATGCAGACAAGCACAACAACCAAAGTCCGAATGCAATCGCGGCGACGAGTAACCAAACAGGGCGCCCCGTCTCGAGAAGCTTGACGACGTAAGCCGACGCGCCACCAACACCCGCCAGCAACAGCGTAAGCGTTGTGTTCGCTTCCTTCAGGATGATGTCTGCGCTTTGGACATGAAAGCGCACATTTTCGAGCGCTTGCCCCTCAACCCAATCAATCAGGTCACTCATTACGGTCCCAGTGTTTCGAAACGATTCGACAGCAAGGTAATGTCCAGGCGCTAGACTGCACCTACGAAGCTCTCAGGGCAACGCTGCGAACACTTCGACAAAACAAAAGCCCGCGCGGAAAACCGGGCGGGCTTCGTTTGGGCGCACCTCGCGCCCGACTTCGTCAATATAACGAAACGCGAGCGAGCTTACAACCCCCAACCACTACAGAAATTTACCCTTGGATCAGGAATCGATTCCGATTCTTGGCATCCTTGATCCAAGCCGGCGCGCGGCCACGGCCCGACCAAGTCGCGCCGGTCGTCGGATCGCGGTACTTCGCCTCCGTCGGTGCCTTTGTTTGCGTTCCTGACTTGCCACGACGCGCACCGAAGATGTCCTTCTCGGTAATGCCGTACTCCGCGACCTTGGCACGAATGTCATCTACAACGGCTCGAAGCTCAGCTAGACGAGCAGCCTCTGCTTTCGCAGCCAAAGAGTCCAATTGGGCTTTCAAGACCTTGTAGGTCGCCATGTTTTCCTCCTCTTGTTGTGATGGGAACATGATAGCCGTTTTTGCATCAGCGAAGGAGCGCATCGATATCTACAAAGTGTGGAATCTTACAGAAAACTCGGCAACTACCCCCTTCTGGTTCCTGATTTCGGTGGCTTAGGCCAACTGGTTCGTCAACGAGAGAGTCGATCATCGCGATCTCCCATCCAGTGGCACAGCGAGAGACCGATGCCGATCGGTTTCGGCCCCTTTCGCCGCTCTCCATGACAGACAGTCGTTAGTCGCCTTTATTGGCAGCGCAAGAAATGCAGTGAGTAACGATCGTACATGTCAGGAGCGCAGGTGCGAAATCACGTTATCGGCCCTCTCCAGCCTCCTTCATCGAATATCCCTTGACAAGCGCCCACAATGTTGTATCACGATTAAAGATCCCGCTGATTTTTTCCTCAGTAGGGTCCTGAGTCTCAATAACTCTGACAATTTCTAATTACTTTCAGGAGGATGCCGTGGAACAAAAATTCAGCGAAGTGACACTAACTCTCAAAGATCTGAAGGAAGCGGAACAAATTTTAAAGCAAGGATGCACCGGACAAGTCACGTTAGTGATCGCGGAAAGTCGGGTGGTAGGCGCGAAATCTCCTGAGGTGAGCGAGGGATTTTCAATTGAACCAAAGGTCGTTCATTGCATGTATGGATGCAAGAAGGATGACGACATCAAAAAAGCGATTCAACAACAAAAAGGCGTGGTTACCAGCAAATGCTGAATATTTTTCAAGAGCTCATCACACCAACTCCTTAGCAAGAAAACCGATGCCATCGTGAAAATATGAATACCAAAAAAATTGAAGATGCGAGATCTGGTGCGCGAAAGATCATCGAAATTCACACTACGAATGATCTAGGCGATGTTCTCGCGCCTGGCCATACATCCGCGTCGATTGTATCTGACTACACCCACCTTCTACTATTACCAAAGAGTGAGCGCGTTGCCATCTTCAATCTTATAACTGGACGATATTGGATTGGAAAATCAGAACACACTCGAGATGCAAAGGATGCCGTGGAAGAGCATTCAGGATCAGAATTGGCTATGTCGCGACTCGAACGCATGGAGATTTGTTACACTGATTCCAGAAAAAAAGACCTCCCGACTTCTTTGGTTGTTCTTCCGACTTACGGTTGCAATCTGAGTTGCGGCTATTGTTACGAAGGGAAGTTGACACAAAATCAAGGATACTGGTCACTCGATTCAGCGCTTCGTGCAGCCGATGCTTGCATAGAATTTCTAAATGAACGAGGTCTTAAGCGAGAACTAACATCGCTAACCGTTCTAGGCGGAGAGCCTGTACGCTCAGAAAATATTGGCCCTCTATGCACATTTGTTAAAAAAATATCAGACCAAGGATTCAACAATATTCAAATTATCACAAATGCCGTTGAGCTTTCTGCGCATGCGAAAAGCTTGACCGCATCGGGAGTTGATTCGTTTATGATAACAATAGACGGCCCCAAAAATATTCATGATAAGCGCAGGCCATCTCGATTTGATAGAGAGTCTTCATTTGACAAATCTATAACCGGAATAAACGCAGCGCTGAAAGCTGGGGCCTCTGTTACGATTCGAGTAAACGTCGATGCAGACAACATCCGATATGTCGGCGCACTAGCGATAGAATTTATGGAGAGAGGGCTATTTGGGGAAAATAATTTTAACGCCTACATATATCCCGTTAGCACAGATTTTCGAACATCAAAAAAATACGCATCAGAGTCCGAGCTATCAATGATGTTGGCCGAAGAGGTAGATAAATTCCCAATCTTAAAAGCATTTGTGTGGGAGTTCCATGGACTAGACGCCATATATTCAATTAGATCAAAAGAACCGCTCTCCCCGAAACTGCGCTACTGCGGCGCAACACAAAACCAATTTGTCATAGATTACAACAAAAACGTATACCCCTGCTGGTTCGGAACAGGGAAAGACGGCTTCAAAATCGGCACGTACGACTCTGAAATAAATTCGATCAAAATAGATTCAGACATCAATTCAAAATGGCGCCAAAGGGGACCTCTATCCATCGAACCGTGCAAATCATGCAAATGGGCCTTGGTTTGTGGCTCTGGATGCTCGTTTAAATCCCACCTAAAAACCGGTTCGTTCTTAAACCCGAATTGCGCCCCATTTGAAGATATCTTTTCGTCCCTTGGACCTTTAATCCTAGAAGATTTCTCGTAACACCTCACATGTCGAGTAAAAAAAATATTAAAGGTACAGTAGGCTGATCGTCATCGACCATACTGACCGGTTTATGAATGATGCTGTGTTCAGGTGCACAACGTTGCCACATTTTGGCTTCCAACCACTTCAGTCGGACCAAACGATCCGGACACCCAGAACACGTCAGCGCGCTTTGGCATGACGATTCGTGCCCCGATGTGGACTGTCTGAAATGTCCGGACTCGACAGTGACACTGCCCTGCCCGTATGGGAGAAATCTACACGCGCCCGCCAACGCTACGTATATTTCAAATATTACGTACGATATATTGCAATGCTCTCAGCCCTCTATAGCACCCCTCTCCGCCGAAGTTGCATACAAATGGAGCGCTTAGCCTGCTGATACAACTCATGCATGTTCGGCTGTCCATAAATCCTGGCGTCATGCCAAACAGACGCCGCGCAAGCCCGGTTCATCGCATCGACCGTCTTAGCTTTCATATGACGCTGAATCGCCGCACGCTCTTGCCAAGGCAATTCGTCGACGCACAAATCTACCTGTTCGGCCCGTCGCTTGGCGGCCTTCCGATCCGCCTCTTCTGCGCGGTCGTCAGCCGAAACCGCGCGATCCGATTCAGAGAAGCCACGGCAGGTCGGGTCGACTCGCCCGTAGCCGAGCCTCAGTGTGTACCCCGCCTGCCATGCATACCATTCGTTCAGCAGTTCCTCGATCTGGTTGCTTTCGTCGATCGTCATGTTGTTCCTGTTTTCGATTTGCTTGAGAGGCGGGTCATTCGTCGTTACATGACGACCGTGAAGTTGATGCCGTAGTGCGTTAGCCAGTCGCCGATCGCATGGCGCATCGTCCGGTTGCGCGGCCACGAAAACGCGATCTGCACACCATGCTCCGTCTCGGTGATCTCCCCGGAGAACGGGCATTCGTCGAACGCAATGAGATCCGCCTCTGTTACTCCGTCACGATGGCGGATCGCAGACATCAACAGCCATTCGGGAACGTCGCTGTACAAGATGCATGCGGCGGCGCTCATGCCTCGTTCCTCAGGTCGATTTCGAGTGCCCCGCTCGCGAGGAACTGCCCGAGCACGTGCGACTTCTGGTTGCGGTAGACGTATGCCTTCGTCCGGAACACTCCCGGTTCCACCCATCGCGGATCGACCTTCGGCAGCCGCACCCGATACATGTCGGGGATGAATGCGTCCACCTCGACGGCCGTGATCAACTGGCGCTTGACGGTCGCAATACGGGCGATTCGGAACACCGTCGCGTCGATCTCGCGCGTGCGCTCATAGAAGACAATCCCGCCACCACCCCGACGTCTCGGCGCGCTGTACACGCCATCCGGGATCTGAATCCACAATCTCACTGGCAATTTGCCTCTCCCATCTTTCTGGCCCGAACCGGCGCCCATTCCTCATATGCCCGATCCCACACATCGAACTTGACCTGCCTCGGCGTGCCGGCGCGGTTCTGGTCGATCCACGAGTGACACGCGCCGCAGCCGGGAACCGTGAATTCGTTTTTCGCCTTCATCGCCCCAGCCTTCCCGTGGCGCGATTGGTTCGAGTGACACGGCACCACGGTTTCGTCGATGGGATTCCGCCGACAAAGGCCTGGCACAAGCAGATAACAGGGTTCGCCGCGGCAGGCCTCCAGATACTTCAAGCCTTCTGCGACGGTCGGCCGCCTCGGACGGCGTCTCTTCGCGACCTGCTGCGCCGCTTGTTCCGGCAGCGGTGAGCTTTTGCGGGACCATGACCCGCGCGACATCGGCTTCGTGCGCGGTTTGAATCCAGAGCGCTTCATGCCGACGCTCGCCCCAGATCGACCATCGCGCGAATTGCCATTCCGGCCCATGCCGCGGATTCGGCCAGTCGCTTCTCTCTATCGATCTGAGCTGTGATCCGATCTTGGATCTGCTGTGAACGTCTCGAGATTCCGCCCTCGTTGAAACCCATAAAGGGCTTGCCCGTGTATTCGAGTGGGGTCGCCGTGTGATACTGGGAATCCAAAGCAACCTTCGCTTTACTCCGAGAGAGATAGCCGCTCGAGATCAGCGCCCGAACGGTCGCGCGCATGCCGCCGCCCTGGTTGATACCCAAGACCCGCGCTACTTGAGCAGCATGGATCCCCGGGTTCGCCTTGACGCATTCGATGATCTTTTTCGAAACCGGCCCAACCTTCCCCGTCTTTCCGTCTGCCATCAGACCTCCCTGGTCGTGGCGCCGCCCCGCGCCAGCATCGCTAGCGCCTGATGCCCGTCCAGCCAGGCCTGATACCCCTTCAGGTGGCTCGTAAAATCCGGCCTAATCCGGGTGTCGACATGTCGCGGGCCCGCGCCAGTGCCTGCAACGCAGAACTCTCGACCGCGGCCTCGCCCCCGCCTCGTGTCGATCGCGGTAACGGCTCGATCACTGCCCAAAATCAGTCGCGCCGTTGTAACCGGCATTCCTGCCCGTTTAGAAAGGTCATGCGCGGTGTACCACTGGCCGCGCTTCATCACAGCCAAGATCGCGTCGAGCTTGTACTTCCCATTCCCCTTCACGCAGCCTCCTTATCCAGTTCTGTTGCAATCACATCGACACGTGGTTGCTCTCCGTATGCCTTCGTCACGACGATCGACACAACCTGCGAATCGTCCCGGTACACGATGCCGTTCGTCCCGTCTTTGATCGCCTTCAGCACGTTGTCCGCGTCGGGCTTCTTCGTGGCAGCGATCTCGCCCATGCAGGCCAGCCGCTTTCGCTGTTTCGACCAGCTTGCTGGGACCGGCAGAACGATCGATACGGTCATCGCGACAGGACTCGCGAACGGCGGCTCGCCAAGCATTGCCACCCGCGCAGCGACCTGCACCGTCGCCTCGTAACGCTTCGTCGCCTTGGGCGTATGCATCCGAATGCCGCAGGGCGTTGAACTCGCGCGCGGGCGCCCTTTCGCAACCGGTACACCGTCGACCGTGAACGCGACCAATCTGGCCGCCGCCTGCTGCGCGACCTTTCGATATGCCGGCGTCAGCACGGGTGGCGCATCGATACCGTCGCCGATTTCGTCGAAACCGGCGTCGACCTGCGGCCGGTTGCCACTCACGTCGAAAACTGCCTTCTGTGCGGCCGTCATCTTCGGCCGCGAGTCATCGCGCACTCGTGCCGTGCCAACCGTCGTCGTGCCCTCATCTACGCGCATCGGCCATGTGGTTCGTTTCGTCATGCCGCCACCTGTTGCACGACCTGGTCTCGCGGGATGTCGTTGAAGTACGCGTACAGGGCCTCGTAGCGCTCTTCGCTTTCGCGGCTGACAGTGCTCAGCATGTCTTCCATCCATTCGCCCGGGCCGGCCGCCTTGAACACCTTCGCCTTGTACTGCTCGAAGACCTGGTTCGGTTTCTCTTCAATGCCGAGTTGCTTACCGAGCTTGCGAATTCCCGGCGCCGTCTTCCACCAGTCCGGAGCGATCGTGGTATCGGAGCCCGACGACGTTGCAGCCACATCGCCTTTCAGCGGGAACAGGCCCGTCCAGCCGCGCAGCACGGCTTCCTCGATGCACGCCTTCGGGTCTTGGCCCAGCGAACGCAGCTTCGTCAGCTTCCGGATCGACACGGTCGCCGCCGGACGAGTCCATGGCGCGTCCTTGTGCTTCGCCTCGCGGTGTTCGCACCACATGTCCCAATCCTCGAACGCCAGCCAGTCCGGCAGTTCGATCGACTGCAGCTCGCCGTGAGCCGCAACTTTGGGCGCACGTCGTGCGCCTTGGTGGTTCTCTGACGGTTCCTGTGGTGGTTCATGGTGAATCGGGTGCAACCCATTGCACCCTTTTGCGAAACCCATTGCACCCTTTCCGTCGTTCGTTGCACCCTTTTTGCTTCTCGTTGCACCCTTTCCGATGGGTGCATCCGTTGCACCCTTTGAGCCAGCGGAATTGGGTGCAATCTCTGCACCGTTTATCCAGTCGGGATTGATGCGGTACTCGCAGGCGCGACCACGACCGCCGCCAGCGTTGGCAACCAGAATCAGCCAGCCGCGCTCCACCATGCTCTTGAGCTGGTACTGCACCGCACGCACCGAGCGGCGCGTCTTGACCGCGAGCCTTTCGATGCTCGGGAAGATATGCTCCCCGTTGTCGTCGCAGAAGTCGGCCAGCTTCAAGGCGAGCAACAGTTCATGGTCCTCGCCCGGATACCGGTCCCACACCATTGTTTGGACCTTGATGCTCATGCAGCCCCGTCGATTGACATTTGGCGAGGATCCGCAGGCCCGGTAGCCGGCGCCGCGGTGTCGATCCCGAGAACCCACCGCAGCACGTCGGCACGCTCGCCTGTCGCCTTCTCGAGCTCGGCGGCGATCTGCTTGCGGGTGCGCATGCGCGGGGCCGCGTCGCCGGTCAGCACAGCCTTCTGTGCCCGCGACTTCGCATGCCCTTCTTTGCCGTCAGCCGCTGCGACGACGGCCTGCACCTTCTGGCGCTGTTGATCCGGCGTCAGCTTCGCGAGCTTCAACGCGTTCGAGACGGTGATCTGGTCGGCCTCGAGCGCGTCACGGACGGCAGCCGTGCAATCGAGCAACTTCAACTGCTGGCGGACCGTCGGCACCTCGACGCCGAACATGGTTGCGACGGTTTCTTCCGTGTGGCCGACGTCGAGCATGCGCGCCATCTTCTCGGCGCGGTTGATCGGCGAATCCTCTTTGCGGATCTCGTTCGTGCTAACCATCACGGCAGAGAACGACTTCCCGCCGTCGTTGATAACCTTCTGTGGGATGGCCGGGATTGTGATCGGCGGCTCGCCGGCTGCGATTAACTGCCGGTTGAGCTCGCGAGCATTGATCACCCGCGTGCGGCCGTCGATGACCAGGTTCTTGCCGGTCTCCGGATCCTTGTAGAACAGCACCGGCTTACGCACCCCGATCGCGCGGTAGTTCAACACCGTCTTCGGGTTCGGCTCTTGATGAACGCGCCGGTCGTATAGTGGGTGCGACGGGTCGACAACGAGCTCAAGGTCGTTCGGGTCCATCGCGAGCGCAGTTACCTTGCTCTGCGCGCCATATGCTTCAACGGAGCTTTTTGCCACGTTTCCTCCAGAAGAGAAATTCAGGCCGCCAGCGCATCGGGCGGCGGATTGCGATCCGCAAAATCGGGATCGCCGGGTGATCGGATTGAGCCGTCAGCGCGGTGCCAGCAATACAGCGAACCGCGCCGATGCCAGAACCAATAACCGGCGCACGTGCACGCCATCAGGCGCGTGTTGCGTTTCTGCATCCAGGAGTCGATTCGGAAATCGCGCCGGCTGCAGATGTCGCATTGCGGCTGCCTCATGTACTCGTCCGGGCGCTTCTTCAGCACCCAGCGCGTCTCGCAGTGCCGGCAGCGGCAATGGAATCGGGCCATTTCAGTGGCCGCACGGCACGGAGCCGTCAAGGGATTCGGACGCCCCGCACGACAAACACTTGCGCGGGTATGTCGGGTGCTGGCTAGCGTCGCGAACGATACGCTGCACATCTTTCGATATGGCCGGCTTACGCAGTTGCGTATCGGTCGATTCGTTGATCTGCTTGGTTTCCATAATTTTCTGATTTTTCAGGATTCCTAAATCCAGACAAAAGCACTCTCCTTCGAAAACGCTTTTGCCTGGGCCCGTCGCTTACATCACCACCGGCCGCCGCACTCCCCGAATCCTTCCCGTGCGCAGTGGCAGTTCACCCCCACCTTGCTCATCGTCGAAAGTCCGTCCAGGTACTCGCGCGAAACGACGCGCAGCTCAAGCGCGTTCAGCCCTGCGTCGATCTTGTTGATCGGCACGCCGAGATTCCCCGATAGGAACCGGCTCACCTGCGAATCATCCCAGCCGAGCGCGTCGGCGACCGGCCCGCGGCTGCGCGGATCGCTCAGCGCTTCCCGGAACGCCCGCTCAATACTGGGCCTCCGGATAACCTCAATTGTGTTCATAGCAACTCAACTCCGTTCAAAACTGATTGAATGACCTTGAAGGTCGAATTTTCTAAACTTCCAGCATCGAATCTCGACGCAGATCGGACTACGGCGAGGGTTCCGGCCCTATCTGTAGAATTAGCAGGTCTCACACAACCATTCCGATACGGGGAACCCTCATGATCACAGAGCGCCTCAAAGCGACAGACAATGCAGGAAAGGTTTACGAAGTCGTTGTTTTGCAAGACGAAATCGATACCAGCGACCTCGACGGTCCCAGCAGCATGTTGGGAATGAAGGAATTTCGCTTATCAACCGGTGAGGCGCTAAATCGCGTTTCTGAGAACGTCTTCCGCGTCCTCAGATCGGGTATCGAAATCACTCGCGTTTAATCTCCGGCGACGATGTACTCACGACTAGTCGAGCTCATCGTCGTCACCTCCACTTCCTTTCCGTACTTGGACGACAGATGCTTCCACAAGGCAACTTCAACGGCAGCCGGAACCGCAATGCTGTCGACCAGAATTTCCGCTCCTTCGAGACGAAAGACGTTGTCGGGCGCTGCCAGCTCCAGCCGTACCGACGGCTGCCGACCCGCTGTAGCGATCAAGCTGAGGCCGCGCACGCATCGACCAATGTCCACGCCGTCAATCTCGACATTTCCGAGGCCGACTCCGTCGACGCAGATCGTTACTGCGCTTTTCAACAATCCAGCCATGAATAAGACCTCCGTGGAGATCCGCAAGATTGCGGATGACATCGAACAAGTGCTGCGAGAGCACGACCTGGCAACTCCCGATTCAAGCGCGATCGGCGCCCTTCAACTACACGCCTCTCGCCTCAGAGCAAACTGCAATTACTGCGGCGAAAAGGCGGGAAAAATCACAACCCTTGCGAGCATGTTCTACAGTGCACGGAAGCATCAGTCTCATCGAGGGGGCTCCGACGGCGTCTGGAGGGACATGCATACCAACCTCGAATTGATCCGATCATGGGCCGACGTCTGGGAACAGCAAGGCAAGTAGGTTGAACCGATCACCCGGAGGACCAGACGTGCGTACAGGTGCTTCATGCGATCTCCTTTTGTTGAGCGAGCATCGCGTCACGCAAGGCCACATAGGTACGCAAGCTCACCGAGGTCACTTCACCTCGCGCGATCCTTTGGACAGTCTTTGAGCTAAGTCCGGTGCTTCCGGCGATTCGGACCCACTGGCCCCGCTTCTCGCAAAGCCACGATCGGATGAGGGAAAGTTCGTTCATGGCCAAATCATAGACTTATTTGTCCCAACAAACAAGACACATAAGTCCCGCACAACTCACTACTCTCTGGGACATGAGTGACCTACGCGAAAATTTGAGAATCGCCGTCGACGAGCTTATTGGGGACGGGCGAAAATTTGCCAGCGGGCGCGAGCTAGCTCAGCGGGCACATACCCTCGGCCTCGTCGACAGTGCCGATAGCTTTGCGCGCACCGTAAACCGCGTGCGATCTGGCGACAAAGACGTCCAGCTTTCCACCGTGGACATCATCGCCAAGACCGTCGGGAAAAATGCCGTTGATCTCATTGGGCGAGACGCGGCAAATACTCAGACCAAAGAGGCCCTCAAACCTCAAACCTGGGAAGCCTTGAGCCCTGAAGCGCTGTCGCTCGTGGACGTTATAGTGAACGCTGAGGCAGCGGGACTGTCACCAGTGGTGTTCACCTCAATCAAGTCCCTAATAGCGACCATTGCGTTTGCTGATTCAGCAAAGGACGATGGTAATCTTCCTCACCTACAGCCGTAACGCCGTCACACGTCCCAAGCTCACCGGTCCGAATCGGCTCAAGTGCCGAATCGTACGCAAGCGCGCAGTTGCTAGTGGCAACCCGCTTTCTATTTTTTGTCAGCGTCACGCCTGGCTCCCCCAGCAAGGTAACGACCCATTCGGTTCTCGAATGGGCTGCTTTGATAAGCACGATCCGGCCGACCAGGGCCGGATTCCATGCCTCCTTTATCTTTGCCAGATCCCCCGGCCTGCACCGCAGGCGTTTCGCTTCTTCTTTCATTGGTCGCCCGCCCCTCTTACGGCTAAATCACTGTATGAATATACAGTAGTGTAGCCGTAATTTCGGGGAGCTTTCAACTCATGTCAGCAGATGCTGAATTCCAGGGCGGTGAATCTATCACGCCCGTCGGGCGCCCCGCATCCTTCAGCACAATCGCACCATAAGACTCAATAGTCCCAGGTCAGGACACAAAAGTCTTGACGTTGAGTCTTTTATGTCCCAATATCCAATCCAACGCAGCACTGAGCGCTGCGCCACCGCCCCCGGCGGTCGATCTTTAAGAGTGCTAGTGCGCCGGGACCCGTAAGGGAGCAACCGGCCGGCTCAACGGTGTAGCCGAGAAACGGGGTAGCTCCCGACACCGCTCAACGGCGTTCAGTGAGGGCGCCTCAAGCCGGCGCGGCGGCTCTAAACAGCCCGTATCCATCGACACCCCGTAGTGGTATCGAGGCGCCCTCCCTGAACGTTGTTGGAACACCGGAGCTTTGAATGGCGCGCGTTCGGCCCGCGGATCGTTCGCATCCTATGAACAAGTGCGCGCCCTTGAATGCTTCGACAGCGTTGATCGGACGGCATTGAACGCCAGTGTCGCTCGTTGAGCGCTGTCATATTTTCGTATTCCTAATTAGATAGCAAACCAATGCAACGCGAAGGGGAACGACACGACAGCACATCGCGCACGCACCACTGATTTCATCGTGATAGGCGGGGACTATTTCGTCGCGCACCTAGACGACGGCGGAATCCGAATCGGAATGGTCGGCGGTCTCTGCTACGACGTGCCGGCCGGTCATGCGTACTTCGATCGCATCCGCGAGTGCGCCAACGAGCACGATGCCGAAGACTACTTTGATGAGCTGTACGTTGCTTTAGACACCTAACAACCGCTCCCGCTACGGCGGCCACACTGACCATCGCATCAGCCAGGAGAGACAGAAATGAGTCGCAGACCGAATCCGCAACGGGCCGTTGACGACTGGAACGCCCGTGTGAGCGTGGGCGCCACCATCGAGTATTCCGAGCTGCTCGGCGATCCGCCGAAGGCCTTCACGACCAGATCTGCCGCCGAAGTCCTGAGCGGCCACACCGCAGTCGTTTGGCTGAATGGTAAAAGCGGTTGCGTGGCAATCAGCCACTGCACCCCGATCTGATTTTCTGCGCCAGCTACGGCGGCCAATCTGCAAACGCCCGCACCCGCGGGCATTCACACCGGAGATCCACATGCTCACCCAACAGGAATGGATCACTCGCTGCGCAAAGCGCTACGCCGATCGCGGTGGCTGCGCGGAGCAAACTGCCCATGAGGCAGCACAAGCGGCCTTCGACCATCGAGACGGCGACGAATCGCCGGAAGAGGCGGCCGACACCGACATGTCCTACTGGACCCACTAATCCGCGCGCCCGCTGCTGCGGGCAATCACCAAGGAAACGATGATGACGCCCGCAACCAAGGAACAGATCTACGACGAGCAGATCTCGCCCCTCATGACGCAGATCATTGCGATCTGCAAGGATCACAAGATCCCGATCGTCGCGTCATTCTTCACGGCTGGTGACGACGACCCCGAGCTCGCGGTCACAACCGCTCTGCTCGGCAACGGCTTCGAAGCACCGGTGAATTTCAGCAACGCGCTGCGTGAACTCCGGCCCGAGCTATTCGGCGGAACACCGCTGATACTTCGAACCGATCACGGCGACGGCAGCACGACGCTGACCGCCATCGTCTGATACCGGCCGCGCCAAACAAAATCAACAACGTGAGGTAACGATGAATCGCGATTGGATTCCGCTCTGTGTGATCGCCGGCTTCTACCTGCTTGCCGGTGCCGTCGCTCCCCCGATCGAAGCGCTGATGGGGGTGTGGTTGTGAAAGCCCTTCTGATCCTGTGGCTCAAAAGCCTTGGCATGCTCATCGTAGCGGTGCTGGTGCTTGCCACTACCCAGCAATGGGATGATTCAGCACGCTGCGCAAGCACCTACTGCACGTAACCATGAACAACGCTTAGCTTCCGTCCGGCATTTGGAATGTCCGATAGACGGGTTGCAGTGGCTCTCCGCCGAGCCCCCACGGGGACTCGATAAGCAACGCGGGTAAATATTGAGTTGTTACCGTTGGGTTCGATGACTGGCATTTCGCTATCCCGCCGCCAAGACCGTACGAAATCGAAAGGCCCGGCCCTCTGGGCTTCTCGCTATACCTCACCGAGCCTGGCTTGTTGACGATCAAGGTCTCCTCGTGCGCAGTTGCATTCATCGACATACCGAGAAGAATCGCCCAAACAATTTTCATGGATCGGAGTCAAGCGAAATTCGACATGTGTTTCGGTGCCCTCAGGCAGTCCTGCAGCAGCATTCCGAGTACATCGAGCGCGCACCTGTTGTGCGGCACATATGACGCGCCTACCTACCTTTTTCCCTGCGCCAGTGCTTCGCGATCCGCCTATACGACACATCGCGTTCTACCGCAGCCCAAGACGAATCAATCGGACTGTGTCAGCCAGTGAGTTTTGAATGAATGATGCGCGAGCGAAATAATCGTTCCACTTGGCCGGGTCCTTTTCGAACCCTTGGAACATACCTTCTTGTACGGCATATGCCGTCGCCGCGGTAAGCACCTCCGCCGACAACTGTCGCGCATCGAGAAGAGCTGATACCGCATCGAAGTCCGGAAGCACGTGAACCGGAAGCTCCAACAGTGCCGAGTGAATCTGTGCGAAAGCATCACAGCGCCGCTGGCGGCGCCCCAGATCATCGGGATCTTTACTCCTGCCAAGCTGAAACGCGAGCGCTTGAACGTCGGAAGTTAGCCGAAGCACGATCGATTGAAGGAGCCCATACGCTCGAAGAATCTCACTTCGATCGCGCTCTTCGACGCTGCGACGCGCGTTGTCAACCTGATAGTAGGTAGCCCAGACGGCGGCCAGAATGGCGACCACTGCACCCAATGCTTGTGCCCATGAGGCCCATTCCCCAGAATTGCCAGGAGTGCGGACCAGGATAGCGGCAAGCGAAAGTCCAAGGATCAATCCACTAGCGCCAACCTGTGTCACACGCGAGACAACGGTTTTCAAGAATCCATTTGAGCTCATCGCACCCCCCGTTTCTTTTGGTGCGAATCGTAGCACGACCGCCCTAACCCAAGTCGCTCAAATTCCAGCGTCCCGGATGCGCCGCGCTTTCTTGTGAGGGGTTATATACCGCCCGCTTCTTTTCGTTTTCCCCTAGCAGCACTGCCTCGCGGGCGGCCTCCTTAGCCCCATCTTTTCGTGCTACCAATTATTATTGACTCGTCGGTGTGGCCTGATGCCTGGGCCCGCTAACTTCTCCTTGCATCCCGATCCAGTCAGGGATGCCTAAGCCTCTCGATTTCAAATCGTCCTCAATGCCCCTCTTAAGGCGCATGATCTCAATGGTCAAGCGCGGAAACGGAAACGCATCTGCTTGCCAGTCCAGTGCGCTTGAATTGTGCTGCCTTTCGGTCCACCACTCCCTCAATTCACCGAGTAGATCAATAAGCATGAAGGCCCTCGCCATATTGATTGGACTCAGTCGGTGGGTTGGTGTATCCGAAAGGCCTCGTCGAATACGCTCGAACGCTGCCTCATCAAACGTCGGTCGGATTCCCGGACGATCACGCATCTGTGAACGCAGGTTCAAGAGAAATTGATATGCAAACTGCGCGTGGAACTGAAGCCTCTGGAGATCGCCGTTCTCCGCATCACGTGAATCATTCTTGCGCGCTCTAGCCGGTATCCAAATCGCGATTCCTATGCCTGCGACTGACCCGATCGCCTGAACCCACGCAGCCCAGTCTGCAGCCTTGAGATGGCCCCAACTGACGTAGTGATAGGCTGCCACCGCGACAACTCCGGCGACCACGCCTGAGACATAGAGGTAAATGCTTCGCTTCATCGAACCTCCGCTTGTTGTGGCGCGCATCGTGCCATGGACGAACTAGTCCCACCCGCGCGGTAACAGCCGGTGCTATAGCAGCCCATACTTGCCCGAGCATGTCGGCGATGGCTGCCCCTTATGACTTTGGCCATGCTGCAATGAGCTGACCGACAAAGCCTAGTACCAGGAACAATACGCCGATCTGCGCGTTGCGAGATGTCCTTAAGCGATCCGCGACAGGCGGGATTTTCAGATTCTCACGCCAGTTATCTGAGCTGAAGTACGAGGCGCCGAGCTTGGCAGCCTCGCGCTCAGAAATGATAAGCCCGTAGGTAAGAAAAATTGTGCCCGTGATGTCGAGCACAAGACCGATTACCCCCGCCCAATGCACTAGCCACATGCTGCCCCCGCCGCTCGTGTTTCGGCGGAAATCGTAACACGACCACCCTACCCCCAAGCCGCGCAAGTTCCGATGCCTCGGACGCGTGGCTTTTTCTTGTGGGCGGCTTGTATAGCGCCCGCTTCTTTTCTCAATTGAGGATGCGATGACTTCGCGTAACCCGTACTTTCTCGACGGACCGAGCCAGTTTGGTTTCAGCGGCGGCCGGTCATCGGCATACATGCTGGCCAAGACAGTCAAGGCTCACGGCGGCAAGCTGCCGGACGATGTCTATGTGACGTTCCACAACACGGGGAAAGAGCGACCGGAGACGCTCGAATTTGTGCGCGATGTCGGTGAATACCTCGGCGTGCACGTCTACTGGACCGAATTCACTGGCGTCTATGGCTCGGGCCTGTCGTGGCGCTTGACCGATTTCGAGCATGCCGAGCGCAATGGCGAACCGTTCGAACGCGTCATCAAGTACTACCGCCAGTATCGCGACATCGAAAAAGGCGAGCCGCCCATCCTGCCGAATCCCGCGAACCGCATGTGCACCGACCGCATGAAGATCAAGGCCGCAGCCTGGTTCATGCGCGATCGCGGATACAACGAGTGGGACGCCATCATTGGCGTGCGCGCCGACGAAGAGCGCCGGTATCACAAGCGCATGGCCGCCAACGACCGCGGCTCTGATCGCTGGACCAACTACATGCCGATGTTCCTCGATGGCGTGACGAAGCCCATGGTCAATGCGTTCTGGAAGTCGATGCCCTTCGACCTCGCGCTCGATCCTAACAGCGACGAAGGCAACTGCGACGCGTGCTTCCTGAAGGCCGAGCACAAGATCGTGCGCATCTTCATGAAGCGGCCCGAAGCGGCCGAGTGGTGGATTCGGCAGGAGCGCGAAACCGGGCAGCATTTTCGCCAAGATCGGCCCTGCTACGCCGACCTTCTGCGCCAAGCGGATTTCTATCGCGCGCAGATGGACCTCTTCCAGCCTGACGAAACCGAAGAAGACATCGCCGACTGCATGTGCGGCGACTGACGAGCCAAATGACAATTCGATTTGGTTCAGTTTGCAGCGGCATCGAAGCAGCGAGCTGCGCCTGGCATCCGCTCGGATGGCAAACCGCATTCGTGAGCGAGATCGAGCCGTTCCCGTGCGCCGTTCTCGCGCACCACTACCCGGATGTGCCGAACCTCGGCGACATGACGAAATTCAAGGAATGGCCTGATGCAGCTATCGATCTTCTCGTCGGCGGAACTCCCTGCCAAAGCTTCAGTGTCGCCGGACTTCGAAAGGGACTGGCTGATCCGCGTGGCAACCTCATGCTCACCTATCTTGCCATTGCTGAGCGCTACGCTCCCCGCTGGCTGGTCTGGGAAAACGTCCCCGGCGTCCTGTCATCAAATGGCGGACGGGATTTTGGCACCTTCCTCGGCGGCTTGGCAGAACTCGGGTATGGGTTCGCGTACCGCATTCTTGACGCTCAGTTCTTCGGAGTGGCCCAGCGACGCCGTCGTGTGTTCGTTGTCGGACATCTTGGAGACTGGCGACGTGCCGCGGCGGTACTTTTTGAGCGCGAGAGCCTGCTCGGGCATCCTCCGCCGAGCCGCAAAACGTGGCAAAGAGTTGCCGGAACCATTGCACCAGGCGCTCACCCAGGTGGTCACAACGGACAGGACGACGATGGCAAGTTTCTCGTAGCACACGCGCTACGAGGAGAAGGATTCGATGCGAGTGAAGACGGTACAGGTCGTGGCACACCATTGGTCCCGTGCCAGCCGTACACGCTTGCGATTCGCGGCCGCGATGACGGACATGCGCTTGAGTATCGGCAAGACGGAACCGCAAATGCAATCCTGACGCCGAATGGTGGCCGCGGTGGCATCGGCGTCGGCGCAATCGCGTTCGATACAACGCAGATCACTTCGCCGACGAACCGGAGCAACCCTCGCTCTGGCGATCCATGTCACCCCATTATTGCCAGCGCTCACGCACCGGCAATTGCTTTCGATTGCAAGGCGTCCGGTCGGAACGGCTTCCGTGTTGGCAACGTTGCGTCGACCATGCGGAGCATGAGCCATTCCGAATCACACCAGAACGGTGGTGGTCATCAGGCCGTCATGCACGGCGCTGAAGTTCGGCGCCTCATCCCCCTTGAGTGTGAACGCCTACAAGGCTTCCCCGACAACTACACCCGAATCACCGTGCGTGGCAAGCCTGCCGCTGATGGCCCGCGCTACAAAGCGCTCGGCAACAGCATGGCCGTAACCGTTATGCACTGGATAGGCGAGCGCATAGAACTCGTCGAATCGCTGACCACCTCAGGACTACACCATGACCACCCAAAATGAAAAGAGCCCCGCTCCCGAACTGACGAGCGAGGCAGTGAATCAGCGACCGCGGACGGAGGCAGCCTTTACGGAGGTTGTCCCGACCGCCGAAGACATTCTCGACGCGCGCGCTACCGGCGGCAATGGGACGAGTTCGAAAGTACGGATCTCCTGGAGCAGAAACAACGAGGATTTCACGTGCGACGAGCTGGACGAGCTGCTCGATGGGCACGACGACCTGACCGTCGGTGATGTCGTGTTTTACGGCACGGTCGTGCCGATACAGACCTCGGACCAGTGCGACGCCGGCGACATGATCGACATGATCGGTAATCGGGCCTATGAACAGGCTGGCGAATATGCGGACGGCTATCCGTACATCGAGGCGAACGCAAAAGCAGAACTGGACTCGCTGCTCGCCGGCTGGATCGAGAAACATGCAAAGCCCACGTTCTACCTTGTCGAGAGCACGCGCGAGTGCGTCATCACCGCAGCAGACATGGAGGGCCGGGAGCAATGACCACCGACAAGAGCCGCGCTGATGCGCTGACGAACGAGGACATCGAAGCCATGGCGATCGCACATGGCCTGTATGGAATGCGCAAGGCAGTCGTTCTCTGCGTGCGTGACCTTCTCGCCGCATCCCCTGTCGAGAAGCACGAAGCCGTGCCGAAGCACCTGAAGGTGCAACTGCGTCGTGTGATGGATTTGCTCGATACCCACCTGGGTGACACTGACCCGATGCTCGAGGGTATGACACAGGACGAAATCGAAGAGCAATTCCCGGTGGTTGCGGCGATGCAGATCGTTGTAGCCCTGCATCAAGAGACGCCTGACGAAGAGAACGCCGCGTCCGTGTCCTGAGGACGCAGCATGGTCACCGTCATTCGACTAGCCATCTATATGGCGATCAACCGCTTGCTGGATTCTCTGAAGCGACGCGGCGAAAGCGCTATCAAGATTCGCGAATCGACCGGCTGCGATGCCATCAATGGGAACTGTCATTATCGTCCCCTGGGTCATCAGACGCATCCACTGCACGGCTACGTAATAGCCTCCGTCAGCTTTGCCATCAACGCCCGAAGTCATTTCAAAGCCCCGATATTGGGTTTTCCTTTCGTCGGCCATTGTCGCCTCCTTAGAGTCGTGGGAATTGCTTAGCTCACACAAATCCGGCTGCTATCGCGTCGCGTGCAAGTCGAATTCCGTGATCCAGCGCTTGCTCTAGTGTCGGAAATAAGCCGCCTTGCGGAATCAAGTATTGGCGGAAATTGGCTACCACCGGGCTACCATCGCGACGAGTGATGATGGCCTGAACACGGTATCCATCGACTATGTTCGCCGGTGCGCCTGGTCGATATTCGGGCGTCGCATTCACGACAACATGATACGAACCTTCATCGAACTCGCGATTCATGACGATCACCCCGCATCGAATCTATTGAGCCTTCAGTTTACTGATCCGACACGGCCCATTACCCGTATCGGCTAAGCCATTGAACAGAGAACTGTTTCACATACTCGACAGCCTTGGCCTCGGTATCGAACTCGCCGAGGCTCCGCAACGCTGCTTCCCTGCTGAACCCCAGCTTCGTTACCTCGACCTGGGCGGCGTACGTCCTCCGTCACGCGAGGTTCGCAATTCATCTCGTACCCACGCATCACAAACTTCTTCTGCATCAGTTCAACGCCATTTTGAGATAGAGGGATCCTAGCATGGCCAAGAAACAATCGACCGATCACCACGCGACCGCTCCAAACGTGCTCGTTTCTTCACCACTGTCCAGCGCAATTGCGGCCGTCAGTTACGAAGGCTTGAGTGTCTCCACACCGAACGGCGAAGCTGCCACACTTGCTGTTGTCGACCAAAACGGCAAAGTCATCGATGCAGGGCCTGCCGTGGCCCGAGTCGTCTGGGACGTTGCCATCGCCGCATATCGAAACTTTCTTATGGGTACCGGCCACCTTCGCGTCCTGACGAAGCCACACGGTGCGCAATCATGAAACCACCTTGCCAGAAAGTTCGACTTGCAGATATTCGATATTCAAGTTGAATTGTGCCCGCAGCCGCTCGACGAACCGTTGCGTAATCGCGTCCAAGGCCGGTTCACCGACCACAATTAGCTTCGTCGGCTCTAAGCCGTTCGCTCGGAAACCGTACTCCAGCAATTGCCCCATCGCCTGCCGCGTCACCTCCGCTGCGGTTGGAGCTATCTTGATTTCGTACAAGTAGCATCCCCCATCGAGGGGGCGAACAACGACGTCGGCAAATCCACCGGTCCCAGTTGCATGTTCCGTCCAGACTTGATCCAGGCCGTATTGTTTGGCCAGATCCAGGTACAAGGCATTCTGAACATCCCTGTGACGCATAGCAATCTTGCGCTGCGCTGGCGGCAGGCTCATGAACGCGTCCGACGGCGGCATCCTGTGGCGATGTTTTATCGTGCCCGGGCTATTACGAGTATTCAACTGAGTCACAACGCACCAAGGAAACATGTTGCGAACCAGCAAATCGTCTTCGAACCATTCGAGCTGATCCAAATGGGCGACCAATGCGCGCGCCCGTACTGCCCAACTTTTCGACTTCGGTACGGAGAACTTCGTGTGCTTCGCAAACCACTTCAACGCGGCGTTGTGACAGTCCTCATCGACCGTAGTGTGATACAGCTCTGGATGTAGTCCGGAAAAAACTCGTCTTATCATGAGACGAGGGACGTTCTTGATGCGCCCCTCGGATCTCCAGCGCTCAACGCGTTTGACAATGCGATCGTAGTTGTCCGGCGCGGGGTCGCTCTGAACGTCCGCAATGATTTGCACAAGTTTAGTTCGCAGGTTATCCGCAGCCGCAGCGCTCATCATTCCTTGCCCGGCGTTCGCGATCGAGTTATCTCGTGTCTTCCACAAGATTGCAAATAGGTTTTCGGGACGTCGGTGGGATAGCTCACTCTCAACCAGAGCAATAGTTGCGCGGTACCGCGGCCACCAGTCCAGATGGAACCAGTTGTCAGCAGCGCGAAATCCACTTAGAAACGCTTCAACCTCACCGTCTGGAACGACGGGCGCCCACATCCCATCGCTCAATTGTGTAGCGCGGTCACTCATAGATTTTCCCCGTAGGATCCGACGATTCTGCCATGCTTGGTCCGACGGTAGCGGAACGAACCACTCGACGTTTCTCGAACCTAGTCCCGATGCTGTCGATGGCGCTCGTGACGTTACAATTGCTCTCACACAACTGACGCTTGTGCTTCCACTCGAAGCGATCGAGACGAGCATGTTAGAGCCAGCACAAGGTCGCACAGCAACACGTAGAAATTCGGGGAACGCCATGACCGGAAGTCTTTCACCGCACGATACGCTGGACGAGCCAGGGCGACGCCTCCTGCGTTTCTTGGTCGCACACCTGCCTAAGATTAAACTGGGCGCCCCTGAGACCTATGTGGGTTACAAAGAAGTCCATGATGCGCTAAAACTTCCCATGCTAGCGAACACCTACGGCAGAAGCCTGGAAGTACAAGGACTGGTTGCGCTGGCCGATTGGACATTCAACACGGGTAAGCCTGGAATCACCGGCTTGGTGATCGACAAGACCACGAAGATGCCCGGCCCTGGTTACTTCAAACTGTTCAATCGGAAGCGAGATGACTTTCCGTGGTGGCTCACCGAGATCGAGAAATCTCTTGAATTTTCCTGGCAACCGTACCTTGGCAGCGACGAGCGATCGTCGAACGACGCCAGCGGCGACAATTGGAAAAAAGAGGAGCTGGCCGCTTCGGTAAAGGCTTACCTGGAGATGCAGCAGCGCGATCGCAACCATGAGCCCTTCAAGAAACGAAAGTACTACGACGATCTTGCCGAAAAGTTTGGGCGATCGGCAAAGGCGTTCGAGTACAGGATGCAGAACATCTCGTATGTTCTCTCTCTCATGGGACGTGACTGGCTGGAAGGACTGAAGCCGGCCAAGAACGTTGGCGCAAATGTCGCTGCTCAGATCGAAGAACTCATTGCTGAGTTCGAGGGTCACGCGATCACGCCGGTCGCCGCATTCGAAATTTCGGTTCGCGACAACGTGAGCAAGAACGATCTACCGCAACCACAGGGCAGCCAAACTCCCAAGGCATTCACATCGTCGGTTACTCAGTACCAGCGAGACGCCCAAGTGAAGGCTTGGATCTTGAAGAAGGCCGAAGGCATTTGTGAATGCTGCGACCAAGAGGCACCGTTCACCGGCCCCGATGGCCGTCCGTTTCTTGAAGTCCATCACGTCAGGAAGCTCGCAGAAAAAGGGGCAGACAGCACGGAGAACGCTGTAGCCGTGTGCCCTAATTGCCACCGAGAACTTCACTACGGACAAAATTCCAAGGATCTCGTTGAGACCCTCTATGAGAAGATCCCGCGCCTGAAGCGTCAGTAGTCAGTTAACCAGCACTACCGTCCGGCGTAAATGCGGCCCGTGGTCAGCTTTCAGGGACTCAGCATCGTGACGCCGGACGGCAACGCCGCAACTCTCGCTGTGGTCGATCAGAACGGAAAAGTTGTAGAGGCCGGCCCGAGCGTGATGCGGGCGGTGTGGGACGTAGCGATTCGGTCGTATCGCAATTTCCTGATCGGCAACGGCCACCTGCGTGTGCTCACACAGCCGTCCAACGCACGGGCCAAATAAAAAGGCGGCGTCATTCATTTGACGCCGCCTTTTTCCATCGAGCTTTTGTTGACTCGGTTAATTACGTACCGGCTTGATGCGTTTTTGGAACCCTAAAAGAAGGCACCGTCGGCATAGGAACTTGCAAGCGCATTGCGAGGTCCTGGACAATCTGACGGTAGTACGGCCAGAGATGGTAGGGCATATTGTGTGACGCAAACTCACTCACCCCTTCTTGAGGCAGTTCGTCCGGCTTGCAACCAGCCACCACGTATTCGACAACAAAGTCGATCTCGAGATCACAGGCCACATCTTCCTCGATCAATTCTGTGTTGTCTGCAGGCACACCCTCGCCCCCAGTCTTCACGATCCTCGTTCGAGTCGATGCCATGAACTTCATGAAATTGATGATCTGTTCATTGCCATCGCCAGGAAATGCAACTTCAGAGACAGATATCTCTGATACCGTCCAATTAATCCGCGTGAAGCTCTCGAACGCCTGCCGACGATCGTACCAAGCGGCGACCTTTGCATCGATGTGCGTGGGGAATGCCGTTTGGATGTGTAGATGCGGCAGGACCTTTTCAAGCAATTCTCGATTCATGCTGCCTTGCGAGCCTCAATAGTCGGAGCCGACGTAAACGTCTCGTTTGCGCCTTGGATAAGAGTGAAACGACGGCTTCTGACGACGACCCCATCACGAGGAACAAAAGATTCACCGTCCGAAGTCACACTGAACGTCTTCTTGCGATCCGCTACCACATTCGGTTCAAGTTTGATGTCCAGATGCATATCGAGAGCGTGCGCGATTTCCGCGGCGGTCGCCATCGTTACGTTATGCCGACCACTGAAGACCCGGCTAACATACTCCGGCTTTTTGTCCATCTTTTCTGCAAGAGCTTTTTGGGTAAGCCCCAGCTTTTTCATTGCCTCGACGAGTTGTCGGGACAGATCGAGCAATGCACGCTCGGTCCAATATTCGGGAGATTTCTGTGCACGCTTGAAGGCTTCCTTGTAGCGGCTACTAATCTTCATCTTCCTCTCCATCGATTTCGACAAGTTCCAAGGTGCCGTTCTTCTTGGCTTCCTGGTACTCCTTGTATGCCTCTTTTACCGCATTGATATGCGCTTTGGGTGTCTTCCCAGACTTACCCCCCGCCTTGTAGAACAATTTCGCCAGAACGATCATCCGACCGTCATCGTAGAAATACAGCAGGCGCAACGTACCAGAGACATCAAACTGCCAAATTTTGGGGTCGTCACAGACATCATGGGTGCGGTTTTCAGCGAAGGCCTCCGGCCCATGCATGGCAACATGTTCGAGGAATGCCCAGCAGCGCTCAATGTCACCGTCCTTGATGTCGTCCAGGGCGCGATCGCCCCGAGCGCTCAGCACCTCGTAGACGGACCACGCATGTTTGATAACGGCTTCTACGCGCAAGATATTAACTTAAAAGTTATTCTTCAAGGGGAGAGCTTGACATCGGCGTGTGGCATTGTTCGCTGAAGGCCGATGGAGGTGGATCCGACGGGGGGTGCGTCAAAGTGTCGCACCCACCAGAACACGAGGATCAACCGCACGCCAAGCTATCCAACGACACCGCCCGATTCTAGCACCTGCCTCCTCTCGACCCCGACTAGGGTCACTCCCAAATCACCACAAATGATATATATGCAGTGTCTTTCGGGCACCCGAGCGATACGAACCCTACTTTGGGGGATTGGGACATCTGGAATGTGGGGGCGTGGCAGCAAAAGCGTGAGTTTACAGCTATTTATGGGTCAGCGAGGCAAAACCGGCGGTCGCGACGCCGCGGATGGCGCCCCCAATATGCCGCGCACGCGATCGCAGCGGGCCGCCACGGACTGTTGATCCTGCCCTTTCACGCCAGCGGCGATGAAGCGACCGATACGATCATCGCTGGCCACCGCGCGACAATCGCTCCGAAACCACCCCTCCGCCATGCGAAAATCCCGACATCCGCTCTCTTCACTTACCCAACGGGGTTCGCATGACCACGCACATCACGATCGAATTCACCGAGCACGCCACCGAAGCCATCGATGAGCAGACCAGCACCAGCTTTTCCTATGACCAGGGCGCCCATGTGCCGCAACCCGGCGACTTCGTCGAGCTCGAGAATTCGCGGCAGACGTTTCTCGTGATCGGTCGCGTGTTTTCGCTGAAGGCCAACTACAGCGCCGTCAAGCTCGTGCTGGACCTGCCTCCGCACGACGACGAGCCGGGTTTCCCGGCACTCTGAAACCATCCGGTCCGGTAACGTCGGCGTTGCCGCGGGCAATCGCAGGCGTGCGGACCGCCTTGCGCGAAAACGCCCCGCAACGGGAGCGTAAGCAAGCCCGCCGAAGCGGGCTTCCGCGAATCCTGTCCGGCGCTCACGGAAACCGGGACGCTTGTTCCGCGCGTTGATCCGGCGGCGCTGGCTGCCCACCAGCATGTCGCGAATGGCGGCGTCAGGCGCGGCCTTCAGCGCGCCGCCATAGCTCAAGCGCGTGCCGTCAGGCACGACATGTCCCGGTTGTATTTCGCTGCTGGTTGGATTCGATCGACCGGATGACGGTCATGCCCGCCGCACGCGAGGGCACGGGCATTCGGTGCCGACGATCAAGAACGACCGTCGGCGACATCTCGCGGCAGTGGGCCACCAATCGTCGTCGCGCCCGAGCACACAATCGGCCGCATTGCACCGCCGCACACCGCGGCACCGGCCGTCCGGCGGCTTGCGCCGCGGCGGCCGGCTGCCGCGCAAGCGTTACTTCTTCTCCGGCTCCGTCGCGCCCGGTTGCTTGAACGGGAACGTGCTGAACATCGACTTCGCCTGGTTCTGCATCTGCTCCTGCATCTGCACGAACATGTTCTTCGACTGCTCGATGTAGCTCGTCATCATCCCTTGCATCAT